GTTTCAGCAGCATCAGCCATTGCTTTATAGTCTTGGATTTTCTTTAACGCTTCGTCTCTTAATTCATCGGGCGAAATAACACGTCTTTTACTTTTTTTAGGTAAAACAAAATCAAAGTATTGTTCAACACTATCTCTACTAACAAATCCGCTAATATCAATATCTACTTTATGTTTATTACAGTATGCTTTTAAATCTTTGAATCTATAAATTGAACCATCAATCCATCTACCATCGCTGTAAATCGTTAATCCATCTTTTATGAATGGTATATTATACCTTTCAATACTCTTATCAACAGGAAGTTCTTCAAAACCTAGTGTTTTTAATACCTCTGGTGTACCTAAATTGACAGTATTATATTCGTCTTTCTTACTAATATCAGTTAACTTTTCGTAAAAATCACCACGTACCCACATACCAGAGTATGTTAATAATTCAAGATAACGCTCTTGATAATCAATATAACCATAATCTTTATCGTAATCTGGATTAGTCTTAGCCCATTCTTGATACCTGAGATAATGTTTATGAAGTGCTGTAATTTGTTCAGCATATTCATCCTTAGTAATCTTCGCTTTACGACCTTTGGGGTAGCCATAATATACACCATCCTTTTGAATAGGGTATCTACCCTTAAATGGTCTTACATCGCCAGTAAGTCTACAATACCTATCTATGTGGTCCTCATCTTCAATCCAATCATCAGGATATACAATAGGCTTTTTAATTACCCGTAATGCTTCATCAAAGCCATCATGTTTACGGCCAGATGTTACAATAGCCATTAACTGTTCTATTGTAAGCCCATAGTACTCTTCGAGGATAGCTGTATTGTCATCTTTAACAATATTCTCAATACCACCATAATCGTCATACTCACCTTTTATAGGGAACCACACTGGCGAATACTTTAATCTTGGGCCCTCATTACAACACATATAAGTGCTACCATATTTACTTAGTGTTTCTTCCGAGTTATCGTATAACTTACCAATTGGTTTCATAACAATTAACATAACTGGTACACCAGATGTTATTGGTAAATTGCTTAACTTACATGTGTGTGAATAACTACCCATTTTCTTTTTCTTTTTTAAGCTTTGCTTGCTCGATTAAAAATGCTTTTAATTCAACCAAATTCTGATTAAATTTCTTAATCATTTCAGGTGTCATACCCTTACCCATACGATAACGCCACTTAAATGTAGATTCAAAGAATTGCGGTCTAACATTTGATTGGTACGTACTAGGATATTTCCTAGCCATCTCTTTGTATTCTTCGTCACTTTCAATTAAGGACTCAACGTATATTCTTTCCCCTTCTTTCATTATCTCGAATTAAAGTTTATAATATTCACTTTTTACTTCATCCCAAAAATATGACTCATTCTTATCATACTTTTTAATCTCATCTATAACCTCAGGTGTCTTACAACCAAAGATGCTTTCTAACCGTATAGCTTCTTCTTTAGCGTCCATTAATATGACATTATGTCAGTTAATAAATGATTTGAGAAGGTTAACTTCAAGTGGTCAATCCTGTCATCAGCTGACTCATAAGAGAAAAACCAATACTCATTATCAGTATTCACTTCAACTGACCAAGGCTTATCTCTAAGTAGTGTAGTTACCATGTCCTCAGTCATACCAACTTTTAAAGCCCTAACTTGATTAAGCTTAGGATAATAAGGGAACATTAAACTACAAGAACACAAAGATAGTGAAAATAATAATACTAGCAAAATCTTTCTCATAAATTAGTGTTTTAAGAGTTTACCTAATGTGGAATCCTCAAAATTTTCCCCTGTAGAGACATATATTTGAGCACCAAAAATTAACATAATAAATGGTATCACTAGTGCTATACTAGCGATTAAAACGATAAACTTTCCGAAATTAAATGTAATGTTGTTCATTATATTCTATATTTTTTTCTAATCTCTTCCAATGAAACCGATTCAATTGGTTTACGTTTAAGTTCGTCAACTTTTTTTCTAGCCTCTTCAGCTTCAAGTTCTAAGATTGCTATTGTTGCGAAATGTGCATTATCTTTTTCATTGTAGACAATGTAGTCTTTTTCACTAAAGCTATCTAATTGAAACTTTTCGCCTTTCCTATCCTCAGCAATAAATCGGCCATCCTTCCTAAGCCCGATAACTTTTATTTTAGTTTTATCTTTATTCCAGACATTTTTATCTGGTCTGTGAATTGCTTCAAATGGTTCAAATTCAAGATGTTCTTTTATGAAATCATCAATGAATTTTTTTATTGCAGCATAAGACTTACTACTCTTACATGGACTATCTTCCACGTTGCGGAACCTATCAGTAGTTTCGTTATTTAACTCAGATAAAAATACTTCACTATCAGTATCAAAAGTGATATTAAATCCTCTATATTTTTCAATTAAAACATTCATGTGGAACTAGCAAGAGTCGAACTTGCATATTTGTCAGTAATACTATCTTTGTTATGCCCATCACTAGCTACATGACTACATAACAATTACCCTTTTACCTATCAACGCCTACGTTTGCTTATATGTACAATCATCATATCTCAGCGTTGAAGCAGACTTACATCTGTTGGATTAACCACTTCTCACCATAGTCCCAAAAATAACTGGAATAGTTAATTCACACGTCACCAGTTCATAGGGCACTTTATCTTTGTTCATAGCCCCTTAACTTACACCTATACCTGACGAATTCGGTGAAGCCTATCGGTATATGTGGGTTTAATCCACATTCAGGATTTTACCAAGCAATTCGTCAATTACTCAGCTGCACTATCGGTAGCCTTAGTAGCCTTAGTAGCTTTCTTGTCTTCACCGAAGATAAGAGTTTTCAACTTCTTAAGCTTAGCGATTTCGCCTTCAATAGTAGCAATTTCTTCTTCAAATCCTTCAACCACTGTAAGACCTCTATTAAGGTTACTTACATAAGTAGGGATGTAAGAATCAGTACTTTCAATCTGAATAATCCTTGATAGTTCAACCTTAAGGATTGATTCTTCAAGTGCTTCTTCAGCATCAGAGATTTTCTCTCTCAAATTCTCAATCTTTTTCTCACGGTCTTCAACTTGATTGTCGAAATACTTACCAAGTCTCGTCTCAAAACGAAGTACTTTACTTTCATCACCTTCTTTAAGAGCTACAATAACTCTTTTTGCAAATGCTCCTTGAGCTGTACTTTTACCTGCCATTTTTTTTATTTTATTGTTATTAATTTACTATGCAAATATACTGTATTATTCCTACAACACCAAATTTATTTTCTTCTTTTTTTCTTTTTTTATGTTTAAATCCAATGGTCTATTAAACGGCATATTCTTAAACGAATCATCATTAAAATCAAGTACTGGCTTCTTAACCTTCTTAGATTTAGGAGAACTTAAATCAAGTGTTGGTGTATACCTATTTTTTTGTACCGCCATTGTTATTATTTCATCTTCTCTCGGCTCACGACTTGTAATATTACATTTAACATCAGCAAAAGTTGACTTTTTCTCAGCCATAGAGCCAGATGCATCAAATAGCGGTTCAAATGAAGTAGGGTTAAAAGTCATAGGTTTTGCAACTATTTTAAGCATATCGTCAATAGTAGCTTTACGACACACAACGGTACCATTGTCTCTAAAAATTGGAACATGGTCGAAAATTACTCTGCCTGGTGGTCTATTACGCACTGTAGGATTCAATAAATAACCAGAAATTTCATATTTTCTTGTTTCATAAGAACTTTTAAAAACTTCAGTTATGGTAGCAATACAACCATCATCATCAGGATGATAACCCCAACCACCAGCTGCTACCATGACAGCATTTTCACCAACTTTAGGTTCCCAAGTTTTATCTGGATGACCATCTTCTAAATATTTATCTAATTCTTCTTGTGTCACTTCTCTAACTTTATCGTTACCACTATATAGAAAATTACCATGTCTCAAATGTACACCACGACTTATAATATTTTCCATATCACTATAATAAAATCTATTATCTTTTTGGTCATCGAATTTAAAAATGAAGTTTTCTATACGATGAAACCCAATATACCATTTACCTCTAATAAATTCCGTTGGTTCCTCATAAAGCTCAGCCCATTTTCCATCTGAATAAATGAACCTAGCATTAGAAGAATTACCATATTTACTATCATTTGAGGAAATATTAAAATTTGGTAGATAGGAAACAACATCATAGTCTGTAGCTTTAAAAATACAATCCTCAGTGATAATCATATAATAAGGCCCTTTACCAAGATGCGCTGGACATACCTTACTACCAACAGGATAACGCCTTTTAGCTTCAATTAACAACTGCTCAGCTTTAAATTCTCTTTCGTCAACAATTTCAGCCCATTTACCATCTAAGTATACAACGGGTAAAAAACTAGTCTCACCAATACCTGCAACTCTTTTTTGTTCAGCGTAGTAACTAAAAACCTCACTAGTTATTTTAAGTATTGGATTATTGGTATGAAATAATGACTTTACATATGTACCAATTGGGTATTTATCATGTGCTTTGTCTATTAATTCATTTATCTCCCGTTGTTCAATATTTATACGGCCATAATCAACTTCACTTACAAATTCACCTTTTTCGATACAATGCTCTACCCAATCACGCTGAAAATTAGTAGCTTTATTAATTGTTCTATTACGAATAGGTAGAACAGAATCATGTCTATATTTACCTCTTGAATTAATTCCTGAAACGCTTTTAATTGTCTCTTCATCAGTATTAGGAACTAAAGAGTTATCATTAACCTTAAATAACAACCAAAATCCATCACTATCCTTTAGCATATAAACTTCACCATTCATCATATTATGTGTTTTAAGTGTAACATATGCTAAATTTGTATAATAAACTATTGATTTTATACCATTATCCCAATTAACAGTTGGTGCTGCCTCATTATCTTCCATTACAGTTCCTATCCAACCACATTTATATTCATTAGAAGATGTTGAATCTTGTAAACAAATAACTCTTTTATTTTTTCTAGGCTTTTCTTTTAACGGAGTATAACCCATATAATTAATATTTTTAATTTCAACAGATTCTGAATCTTCATCAACTAAAGCTTCCTCTTCATGCTCTGGTAATAACGCTAAATGATATTTAAACGCTGTTTTTGGTTCAATATCCTTATCAAACTTTACCTCAACGATGGAATCACGAATATCCCTAGTAACTAAACCTTTATCACCAACTAGATAATCATCATCAACTGAATCATTTTTAATAGCTATTACTCTAGTTCCAATCTCAATCTCATCATGTATTTTAAAGGGTTGAAATTTAGAAATATCAGAATTATCACCAAGAAACGGTAACAAATCTTTTAGTTCATATCTAGGTTTAGTACTATTGTCAATATTTGCTACTGGCCAATATGAGTTATTATTCCATCCAACTGATTTTCGACCCTCAAGTTTTACACTTTTACCGTTATTACGTTCAATTAAGAAATCTAATAAACGTTTATCAGTTGAATTACAGCATCCAGTGCTTGGAAAACTAGTTAATTTTGCCATACTATCGCTTGTAAATTATAATGAAAGATGTTGTTAAATCAGTAGCCTTTAATGTAGGTACTGTATACGTAGAAAGCGTTGAAGTCGCCACTAATACTTGGCAACCAATAGATAGACTATTAGTTATTGGATAAGATAAACTATTAGTTGACCTAAAGTTAAAATTATTTCCATAACCAATAAATGGGTCCATTAATATTGCTGGCTGAACTAATGTAACGGTATTAAAATTGACTTTACCGCTTGCGTTATAATGTAACCTTAATGATAATCTAAGTGATTTTTCGGTCATATTTGTGAACGATGAATAATACTCAGGCATTAAAGCTATAGATGTTGATAAAAATGAGTTTTTAAAGTTTAAGTACTTTCCAATACCAAAGCCAACTGATGCCTTTATGTTAAATTGTTTAACTAATGAATTTTCAACATCAGTAAAGAGATATAGGTTGTAACCATTATATTTGGTATAAAGTGATGTGGCTAGATAGCTTTCACGTTGTTTAGTAACCCATTCACCGCCAGACTTAACTTGGCTATAGCAAAAATAGGGTTGTATTGATGGATGAAATTTAGTAGAATCAAACTGAATATCTGATTGAAGAGTTGTTAAAAACAAACCAGAATTACCATTATTATAATTTCCACCTAACGATGTATTGGTTCTAAATTGACCATAAGACATCATCATTAAAAGTGATAATAACAGTGTTATTAATATTTTATTCAGTATCATTTTCTCTCTCATTTTTCTTGTTTAATTCTTCTTGACATTTATCACAATACCTTGCTTCTAAACGTTCCTTTATTTCACCCCTAGAATAGGCGGATTCTTCCTCAGTAAAATCCTTTCCAGTTTTAATAATAACCCTACATGACGAACAAAGGATTGCCCCAAGTCCACCATTATACTTTATGACTATTCCGTCATAGCTATTATTATTTGGATTACTCATACTATCTTATGTGGCGGTTGATAATTTTTCATTAACCATTGGGTTAACGTTTGTATACTAATTTGCGCTGGGTCATGTTCAGCATAGTACTTATTGAATATTTCATACCAATCAATCTTACGCTTCAATAATCCAGCTTCAATTTCTTTATCGGTGCTTTTTCTTGAAATATCAGACCAAGGCTCCAATCTTAATGGTTTGATTGCTTCCATTAACTCTTGAAGATTCTTTTGACCCTCAACCCTTATTTCATCAGCTTTATCGGGGTCATATGTAAAAAATTCATTCATGATTAAAACTTTATGTTAGTTATTGAATCAAAGCTAATGTTGGTAACCTCAAGAGGTTTTTGAATTTCGGCCTTAGCTTCATCCTCAATTTTATAATGAAGCGTTGGTAGCACAATTTCTGATAGTGCTTTAGTAATCATTGGCTTGAACTTATGGTCAGAATCTCTCATCTGTAAAAATTCAACGCTAATGATTTGTAATGTATCTTCATTTAACCTAATATGTGGCTTATTCCAAGACATAAATCTTGTTGCTTCAATATCATCACAAATATGATGCTTAAGCATTTTTTTAAAAAAGCCGTTGAAGACACTTCTCACATCATCAACAGTTATCATTAGTTTACCTCGCTTACCAGCTGGTGACTTATTAATGTCTGATGCCCATCTTGCCGCAACCCGATTTGTTTCTCTAATAGTGTCCTCAAGTGACCGCCTAATGCGGTCAGCTTGAGAATTACTATTGTTTTCATCGGGCATAATTTGTTTCATTAACATACCGATATTTTTTTTTACTTTACTTCTGTTTCAGAAGAATTACTTGTTGCCTCTTTCAAAGCTTCAACCATTTTCTTAGCCAAGTCGTAAACATTTTCAATCTTGTTGAAGAATTTCTTCGCAGCCTCAGTAAACTCTTTTTGTTTAGTTTGCTTAAGCTTTTTCAATTCTTCCTCTTTCTTAGAGATTTCAGATTGCAATTCAACATACTTTTTTAAGAGTGTACCTAACTCTTCCTTAACCTCAGCACGGTTTTTTTCAACCGTTTCTTTGGTTAGTTCACCAACGATTTCGCTAAACACATCACCCTTAACTTTCTTTTTTGGGTGTAGTAACGAATCGCTGTCGCCACCAAGAATGCTCCTAATCTTAGTTAAGACTTCATTAAACTGTTTCTCAACTTTACCAGCATCTTGTTGCTGCTCTTGGCCTTGGCCATTTTCATTTTCTGTACTCATTTTCTTTGTTTTATTGTTAATAATTTGAAATGCAAATATAGTCAAAACTTTTTAAATTGCCTAATTTTTTTTGAATAAATTATTCCAACGTTCTTTAAACATTACAACAACGTCTAACGGCTTAACTGTTGGGTTGTATTCAGCAAGTGATGTCATATGCCAAGATTGGCATTCTTCACAGTAATACACCCTATTTGTCTTATCTTTCTTATTCCAGTGGCCAGCCTTAACCAAGACATTAACCTTAGTATTTACTGCTCGCTTACTAGGAAACTTTGATTTAGTGCATGGCATAACATTATGTATTAACGCAAAAATAAACAAATAATACGAATGCTATTGCAAGCATAATTCCACCTAACCTATTATCAGGGTCATTATTATCATCGGATTTATGATGATTAAGACTATTAGTAACTAAATGTACAAATGGCATAATTATTCTTTTATAATTTTATCTTCAACTTCAGCTTGATACATTCTAAACGTAATACGAAGAAGTCTTTCCAATACACCATCAACATCCATATTAATTATGGTATGTAAAATAGCATCAATAGCACCGCTAATACTTTCTTTAACCTCACCCTGTGAAATCTGTGATAACTTAGCCCATTCATCCCATTCTTCCTTTAAGCCATGCTCATAAGAAAATACTCTTAATGAAATATACTTACCATCCTTATCGGGCCTAGCATCATACTTAGCTCTCAACGACTTGTATAACTCATCTTGCCTAGACTTCTGTTCCTCAGTACGGTTATCAACGTTAGTTATCTGGTAAAGACCTTCTAAAAAGTCAGTTTGACGAATTGATTTATGAAATTCATAAAACCAATAGTCCTTTTTACCCATAAAGCTATCGTACATTCTATCCAATACAATACCTAATGTGTTATCATCACACATTGAAAATATCCTATGATAGATAAACCCAATATCAGTTTCATCCTTTTTGAGATAACCCCTAAATTCCTTTATCAAAAACTCTGTTCTTGTCATTTCTTACGTTTTACAAAATAAACAACTACACATGAAATGCTTGCCCATGAAAGCAGCCAGCACAATGGTATAATAAAATTAACTAAATCAAACGGGTTCTCCATAAAGAGGTTTTATAACATCTATAAATTCAGTTGGCTCGTTTTTAGCCCACTCTATTACTTTATTGTAATCACAGTATATCCAATTATTAGATTTAGGTGATGGATTAAGCTTAGTAAAATCTATTACCGCTTTTGTACGTTCAGGTGAATGACCATCAGTTGATATTCCAAGACTTTTCAAATGTTCTAATACTAAAACTGTATGAGCCTTTGATAACTTATCAAATTCTTCTTCATCAAAATCTGGATTTGGGCCATCATATTCAGGGCATTCAACAACTCTCAACTCAACATCTTTACCACGAAGTTCATCCTCACCACTAAACTCTAATAGACCAAATGCAGCTAAACCAGTAGCTGTTCCTTTAGCTTCATCGAATGAAGTTTCATTTATCTTTTTTAGTTTATGTGAAAGATTTTTAGTTATAGTCGCTCTCATAGACTCAAGAGACGAATATACTTTAGGGGAGTCTGATACAGGACCAAAGGTACCACCGTACCAACCTATAAATTTACCATCGGCGAAATACGCAAAACAAACTGATTTCATAACTTTATGTTTTATTTCTGCAAAGATAGGAAATTTGTTTTGAATAAAAAATTAAATCATTATAATGATACAACCAATAATTAATAATAGTATAATATATAGCATACCAAAATAAAAATATTTGGTTTCAATTCGCTCATTATACGTTTGATTAACGTGTTGTGAAAAGTACTTTGAACCAGATACAGATGTAGTCCAAAGAGTGTGTGGGTCATCATTATACTTCACAGTAAAATAATAATCAGCATAATATTCACCCTTTGATTGATGAAACCCTTCATTTTTCTCAATTAACTTATATGGCCGATTATGCCAAAACCTATCATTTGATGTATTACTTATAAAGGTAAACGTAAGTACTAATGATATGATTATCAAAGTTAACCCGATTAAATCTCTCATTCTTTTAATAATTTAATGTCCTTAAATTTTGTTGATAGACTCTTACTTAAATTATCAATAAGAGTTTTTTCCTCATCTGAAGGTTTTCTATCACTTAATCTTGATTGATAATCAACAATTACTGGAATAAACCCAGCTCGCCTATTCTCTTCCGCAGCTAAATGACATCGAATGACTTCTTTTTCTAACTCCTCAAAACTATTAGGTGCAACAACATGATAACCAGTTGTTTTAGCTGTTAGCCTCATTATATCCATTACTGAGTTCGATTTACCAACACCAATCGGACCAATCATAGTTAAGTACTCTTTCGGAATACCATCCTTTAAAATATTATCTAAAAACTTAATCCCTGTAGATACTGGAATATGCTTATATTCATTAAACCAATCAAAGTCTTCCCGTATAAAATCATCGAAGAGACAGAGTTCTACCTCATGTGCTTTCCATTTCTCAATAAAGGTATTGTACTCTTCTTTAGAATATGACCTATCAGTACCTATTAACTTACCAGACCTAACGTTCCTACTTAATGGATATTTAACGTTGGAACCATCGGCCTTGAAATGAGCTTCGATGTAAACGCTTCGCTCTATATATTCAAGATAAACAGGACATTCAATCTTTATACGTAAAACAGTTGCGTTTAAATTAGACGCAAGTTTATTTACAAAGTCATAGCATTCCTCATAACGTTCAAAATCAATAACGAATGAACTCATATATTCAGTTCTTATAACAGACAAATCACGGCGAAGCAATTCCACCATGATATTCTTTATACCTAACTTATCTAACTCAGCATTGATAGTTTCATCGCCTGTTATATGTACCTCAAATTTTTTCATCGTCTTCAATATCAATGTATTTAATAGGAATCTTATTAAGCGTAGCAAATAGTATTTCACCGCTTACACCAGCTGATTTATCCCAACCATCAAACTTAAGAACCCATAATTCTTTAGATGACAATATGGCATTTTCACAAAAAGCTTTCCATGTCGGCCAATCATCCTTACCGTCAACATACTTCAATACAGTTAAACCGTATAGTACTGGCGAAAACACAAAATTACCCTTCTTTATCTCGGCATCAATATACTTAGCAAGCCTTTCAACACGCTTTATCTTAACAGTCACATCTGGGTGACTATATGGTGAACTAATTAATATCATCTTTAAACTTTTTACAAATATACAAGATTATCCCCAATCCTCAAAAAAAACTACTCTAATTGCGTATATTACCAATGTTAATGGTGCAGCTATCGCAAGGACAAATGCAATACCTTTAGCATTACTATAAACAAACAATGACTTTTCCCAAGTAGCTTTCAATTGTTTAAAATAAACTATATAAGCTAAAAGTAACCACGCAATTAACCCAAAAATTTGTTCAGCTGTCATAATTTATTATTTCCAAGGTTTAAAAAAAATCATTTTTATAGCGTAAAATACTATGCTAATAGGTGCAAATATTGCAACTAACCAAGCATTAAAATTTAAATTAGCTTCATCAGCTATACTTATTCCAGTACTCTTAAACTTTTTATTACAATCTGTTTGTTTATCAAAAACAATCTTAGCTAATAATAACCAAGATAAAATTATATAAAAATATATCATAAAATTATTTTACTTTAATACCCAATTCAATGTTTTCCTTGATAAAATTAATTATTCCAGATACATTATCAGTACTCTTAAATAAGATATTAGCACCATGTTTATCAAGATACACGGCCTTTATACTACCAAAATCACCCATGTGGTCAACAGTATTTATACCACATTCCAAGCTTCCGCATTGAAATGGCTTCTGTGGCGTAATTGGTATTTTACTACCTTCCTTTAACGGATTATGTGTATGTATAATACAATCATACTCAGGAAATCTCTGTAATATCATCCATTGACTTCTAGCACCAACCGATGCTTTTCTCTTACCGTATACCGTAAAGACATCATTAAACTTTTCATCAAGTGAAACTGATACTTGGCTCATACCCTCGGTGAAAACTAAGTTATGATTGGCTTTACGTTGTGAGGATAGGAAGGAGTATTGACCATTGCGCCAGCAAAAATGACCAGGTGTGAAGCCATTACTGTTGTTTTCAATAAACCCACCATTATCAATCAAAAACTGAATTGCATCTTGAAAAGGTCTTGGAGTATTTTTAATACTAGCCGATTCCGCTACAATAAAATCCGATGGATTATAAGTAAGGTCACACCTCATCAATGTAATGTCAACTAATTCCTTAAGAACAGCATCACGGTCAGTTGTTTCACCGTAGATTGTTTCTTCGGCAGTTAATATCATATTATTTCTAGTAACAGTGTCGTTAGCAAGAACCAAATTACACTTAACAGATTTCATCATTTTAAGCCCCAATAGGAACTGTTCTTCCGAAGTCTTATTAGTTGTTGTCTTAAACCCAACAAGGAAAATGTCGGGCCTCTTAATACGTATTTTTTTGATTATCTTCTCAGTAGGTGTTAACTCAATTGTTAAATCACCATCGGCAGTTTGTAATCGTTCACCATGCCAATCATTTTCAATACCATCAATTGGCTTTGCTTTATAATCACAAAAGGCAACATTAAGAATTATGGTGCCAAGGTCCTCATCTTCCAGCAAATTATCAATTAATAGTTCAACATCTTCATTTGTTATTAATCCAGATTGTGGATAAGCCATCTTTGTAAGATAAAGAAGTGACCGATTAGTTTTATATTCCATATAATCACTTATCTTCCTTGCGGTTGTTCCAAAAGCTGGAGCAGCCAAAGCTAAATGATTACGAATAGGTTGGAATGTACCACCACCTATAATTGCAATATTTCTAAGCTTATTCATGAATTACTCTTTTATAGTTCTTTAAATCTTTTTCAGTGACAACCCTATAAGTTATCCAACCAATACCAACAAAGTGTTTTAACTCATTACCAAGAATGGCGAACTCAAGTGTTGATTTATCGTCCAAGATTCTTGAGCGATATTCTTGAAACGTAATAGTGCCAGTATTACTAACATCAACAATTTCTAACTGAGACTCTTTCGTTGTCATTGTATCATCAAGACCAAAGTTAACCTTTAACGAGTTCTTTAGAACTTTAGATACACAACCAATACCGAGTGTCTTAAGCTTTTTATGCCTTACTAGTGTATTTGTTTCCATTATGCTTCATTATTATTTGCGTGATAAAATTTGATTGCCTCATGTTCACCAATTATTGATTCAATTTGTATAATTTTCTTCTTTAAAGTATCAACTTCGGTTATCTTTTTTTCCAGTTCTTCTGTTGTATTAAACCAAACCTCACTAAGTCTTGGGTCTGTCATAAAAACCGCTAAGAAAACTATTGAAACAATACAGAATACTAACGTAAAACAAACGAATAATTCTAATTCCAACCTTGTTGGTATGTTAAAATGTAGACACATAATTGTTAACATTAAAACTAGAATAATCGGGGAGATTATTAGATACCATTTAATAAATGAACGCATAATGAATTATTTTTAGAATGCAAATATAGGTGTTTTATTTCAAATCACCAAGTTTCTTTTTAATTTCATTGATTTTATCTAACATACTATTCATTTCAACTTCAATTTTCTTTCTTTTTGGGTCATCAACTGGAAATATTAGTGCTAAATCTTTAGCAAATTTAAAATGTTCCCAATAATTACCTTCCAGAATTTCTAATTGAATATGTGTCACAGTATAGTATCTTGATTTGTTTCGTTAATGACTTCTATCTTAGATAGATTATAACTTGGTGAACCGCCAAAACGGTCATCTGATGTGTCACTAACCCTATAGTTAACATTGGTTACATCAATTCCTTTTTTCTCTTTGAAGAAGTTTTTTATTAACTTAGTTAACTGCTCAGGTGTTAACTCAATTGTCGTTGTTACTGTTGTCTTTGCCATTTTCAATGTTTTTTAATTCGTGTTTAACAAGTGTTATCGCCCAACCTAATAGATTGGTACCCATCCAGTTAGCTGGGTCCTTAGCAGATTCGCTTCGTTCACTTAAACCAATACCCCAAATGAAATCAACTGGACTTGCTTCAACGATAAGTCTATCGCCAGTAGCAAGTAACAATTCCTTTAAGTCTTCGTTTTGTGTGAACTTAGCTAAATTACCCTTATATACAATGGCCAAACAATGTTTATCCCATTTAGCTCTGTCAAAGTTCTTTATTTGCCTACCAAGGGCTTTTTGTTGTTCAGGATTTTTTGTTGCCATTATCTTAGCAGCAATTTCATTATCCTTGAACAATAGAGCCTTCTGATGCATCATATACTGTTCACAGGTATTATACTCAATACCATCTATTACCATCTTAGCGGTGTACCATTGGGAACAAAATTCGCCCCAAAAAAACATGTACTTATTCGTTGTTACCATTTTCTAAAAATTTATTTACTGAGGGTAGTTTCTTTTCTATACCCAAATTTATTATGTGTTTTTCAACTGTTAACTTATATGCCTCATTACCTTCGGTATTGATAATTTTAAAGAGGTGGTCGATTGTTACCTTCATTGGACTCTTAGCCGATTCAATAGCTTTTTCATTGTCGTAACCATTCTTTATATTTGAATTATAAAGGGTTATACTTGTAGCCAAAGCTGTAATTGCTAATAATGGTCTGCTATCTTTACCAGTTTCATCGTGATAATCTTCAGCGGCATAAGCAACACCATTACGCCTAAAGTATAATTCATGTGGTAATAATTTACCTTCATTGTATTCCTTAATAGCTTGAAAGGCATCTTTAGCTCTTTCATCATCTGGTAAATCAATTTCACATAAATCCAATATCTTTTCCGCAGTATCAGCTAATACAATATTAGCCTCTTCAAACGGTAATATGTTTAGAACTAAATGTGAAAACATATCTTTAAGCGTAATATCATTAGATAAAACAATTTGTTTATCATTAACTGATTCTAACTCATTAATCATTCTCCGAATCAGATTTTATATTATGTAAAAAAGGATTATCTAATAGTGTTTGATTTTTATCAAGATAATCACGTACTTCTTTATCAATAGATAATAAATTACCTATTTTAACGTCATTATCACTTAACTTATTAAAATGAATTGACGATAAAAAAATATATAATAGATTTTTAGCATAAAGTAACACTTGATTATTTTTTATTATCTTTTTAACTACTAATTCACGCAGCCTACTAGTTTGAATAACTAGTTTAGTTTCAACTGGTTCTTTAGGAACACATGTTGGGCAATGATAAACTATTTCAAAATGACAATTACCATGACATTCACATTTTATTTCCTCGTAACGAAAATAAGTTCGTTCAATACCAACAACGTTTTGTTTTTTACAAACGTCACAATTACCACATTCAATATCTCCAGCCATAATTTTGTTTTTAACCACTTTTACATTTACAAGGATTATTACCACAAGACGGGCATTTTCCTTCAGCTATCCTCTTATCAAACTTTGCTCTAAGCTTTGGACTAATACCGTCAGGGTCACAACGAAATCTTAAACAAGTACACATATCCTCAGAACGTGTACCATCTAGTTTCCAACCTCTAGGCTTCCTTTTCTTTTTCACATTACGCTTTATAAATTACAACTGTTACATCACAATCTTTCAACTCCGTTTGAATAATTGACTTAATTCGATTCCAATCACCGCCAGCAAGCCCAGCACCAATGGTTGGTAATCCTATATGTTTACCTTTAAAGACATGATTTATCTTGCGCATACAAAGTGTTAAAGCGTCATAATCTAATGGCTTAGAAACACCATCAGCATGATTTTTACCATATAGGTATTGAGTGTAAGAATTAACAATATACAATGGCTTAGGTAATTCTTTACCATCAGCTGTCGTATGAATCCAGTCATATTCTATTTGACCAAGCTTGTTAATATTGCCACGATAAAAGTGACTCTCAAGAGTGAACTTATCACAACCAAATGCTTTAGCCATTTGAGGCGCAATACCTGCACCCATAGTACAAAAAGAATTACAACCATGAGATATTACGTCAAAAGTTCCCTCTTTCGCTAGTTTTATTAAGTCACCTTCTATTTCTTTATATGTTCCCATTGTTAATCCTCCACGTCCACATCGAACTTTTTAATTACTGTTACTTGTTCCCAAACTCTTTGTTCATTCCAAGGCAATTTCCAGTATTCAGATTCCTCAATACGTACTGTATGGTCAGATTTAAGTCTAAAGTAGCCTAAACTACCCTTTCTTTCGGCAATAATTATCTTTAAAAACTCAGACAAATATGTATAGACTTCAATTAACCCAGCTCTATCATCTAATAAAGCACTAAAAGCTGGCTTTCTGGAATTATAGCTTAATTCAATGCCATCACAATTAATACCATTGTAAGGTATGTTATTAGCAATTAAATACTTCTCAACGTAATCAAGATTTGGATTAGCTGTCCAACAAACCATCTTACACTTTATGTTTGCCTTAAGGTCCTTAATCAGTTGTATAACTTGATTATAAGTCGCTGTATTATCACCCATCGGTGAAATTGTGTTATCAAAATCGTATGCAATTACTAAATAACCATACTCTTTGTACTCCCTTAATAAGCGTTCTAACGCATGATTAGGTTTTAAAAATTCATCTATTTTTTGTTCTACGGCCATACTGGTTTAAGTGTTTTAATTAAATGTTGTCTTCTTTTTTCTTGTCGCTCTTTTTTTCGTTCATACCTGTAAGCTTTAACATTTTCAATAGGTGTACTATACGTACTATCAAATATGCTATTATTACCATATTTTGAGGCATAAGCAATTAAAAGTAATACTTGAGATTTATCTAAATCCCATGCGCATTTGATTAACTTACCTCTATATAATGCACGATATATATCGTTAGGTCCAGTAAATGCTAAGGGGTCATTGTACTTAATAATTGTCCAATTTTCTCGCATCTTCTTTAAAAGCCTAGTATCTAATCCTAGAGGTTTAGATTTTTGTTTTAAATAATAGACATAAAATAAAGATGGTATTAATGAAGCTATCATTAAATAAATCATCAAATAAGTAGATATATATATTTTTGACGCTATTAATACACAAATCATAAACGTAATAAGGGGAAGTGGATATAAATAACCAAAATTTTCATCTTTTAATAACCACTCATGTAATTTTTTCATCATTTTCTATTTTTACTTAGATTACCAACTAATACTGGATATATTGTTACCGATATATACAGCAAACCCTTTTTCTCTTAGCACATCAGCCATCTGTTCCCCCATAGACATACCATTCGGTATATACCATTTTGAATTACCCTTTTTAGCTTCACTTTCAATATATTTACTAAGAGTCTCGAATGTTAGCTCTTGAAAATGCTTAGCGTTTTTAATATCGTCCATATAAATTATTTTACAGTGTCACAACCACATCTAAGATACATACTATCAGTTTCTGCAACAATAAGCGCAGCTACAGGCGTATTTGGATTACCTAGATTAATTATTACATTATCTCTTTGTCTTTCTAAATCATTGCAAAATGACCTATTCCTTGAATAGGGTCTATCATCGCAAGAGAATAACGTTACCAATAGAACAACAGCTATTACTTTTTTCATCGTTGAAATATATTTACAGCGTTAAACATCATAATTGGGTTATCTTTAGGAACATATAATTCCTTGATAAGGCTAACCTTATCTTCAACATCAATCGCTTGCTTTACGGCATCACTGAATATTTCATTTGATTCATCAATGTCTTTAGCGGTAAAGTTTTTTACGGCGCAATATCTAGCTTCTTGATGTTCTGATATTATCATACCAGTATAGAATCCTTTTAGCCCATGCTTCATTACATATTCATTAGCATAACACCAAACAAATATACATTCTTTATGAGCTAATATTTCAGCTTGATTGGTTCCAATCATATAATGACCATGACCAAATAACCCATTCTTATCACCATGTCCAAGCATGATAATTCTATCATGGGCCCAAAGTTGTTTTTCAATTTCTTGCCAAGATACATCCTCAGTTATAACAGTCCAATCTTTACCAGCATATATTACTGATAACATATTGGTAGTTTCATCAGCTGGGTGTATTACTAGTGTTTTTTTGCTCATGTAGATTATTATTTGGGTTCAACTTATGTGATTTACCAATATGGAAAAAAAAACAAGTTGTACATTTGTATGCTGTAAATAAGTGTATGTTGGAAACCTTCTTGTTCTGAGAATCAGCAGCAGCAACGGCCTCATCAACCTTCAAGAATTTCTTCTTTGGAATAGTTTCACCGTTACGTTTGTATGAACAATTTGCGCTCTTCTGCATGTTAATATTTATAAAAAGTTAAAAAAACCCAAGAAAAGATTGTTGCAATGCCAACAATAATCCAGAACCAAGTTGGTATCTTATCATTATCGTCATCATTCCTTCTTCCACCACCGCTTGGAAGCCCACCGTATCTATTGCGATACATGAATGGAACTGGGTTTACTGTTGGGAAATACATAAATTTATTTTTTGCAAATATACATAAAGATTCTCAAATAAACAAATCTTATTTACTCAAGAATTTAAAATTTGTTAATTCAAAAGTATAATAAATCTTATTAAAATAACTATAATCACTAAAAAACATCTTATAATTTGGATGTGTTTCACGAATACGTTTTATGTCATCCTGTAAAAGTTTATTTACAGTTTGGTGAACATTTTCTCTATGCGTACTATAGATTTTTTCTAATTTTTCATTATGTGCCACATAATGTAACCGTTGTGCATGTATCTCAGGATATGCTTCTTGAATAGTTTTAAAACCTTTAGGTATTTGTTGTGGAAATTTAGGTCGATGTTCTGGCCCAAGATAATCTTCACCACAAACCTCAACTAGTCTTAAATTACCCCCATTTTCACGTATTAATTCTGAACGTTTTTTTTTCAAAGTCTTCAATATCTTTATTATATCGTTCAATTCCATCATTTAATTCCTTAACAAATACATTAGCATCTATATCATTACTAAGAATAGCATATACATAACCATCTTCTGGGTCATTATAATAAACTGCATTAATTCTTGAAACTATCATAAATTATTTTTGAACAAATATACATAAAGATTCTCGAATAAACAAATATTTATAATAAAAACTTATGTCAACCTTAATTTACTTAATTTTACCAATCATATTTTACTCATGTAGTGGAATATTAGATGCTGTTATGGACACATTAAAAGACCATTTTTCAATTAGCATCTTTTCAAAATTAAACCCTGTATTCTGGAACCCAGCTGTCAGTTGGACAAATAAATACATTGACAACGATTCAACAAAAGGTCATAAAACATTTAACTTTTTAGGGTTGAAGATAAATACGCCAGATGCATTTTCCGATGCTTGGCATATTAGTAAATTAATTAGGGAAGGCTTTAATATCTTAGCAATTCTATCAACCCTTGGTTTACCGTTTAACTTAATCTATATTGCAATATTATTTATTGCATTATCAATTTTTAGAAATTTAGCCTTTGATTTATTCTATAACAAAATACTTAGAAAGTAATTTTTTATTACTTCATTAATATTTATTATAAAATAGTTACTATGGCAAATTTTCAACCTTATTGGGAAAAACTTAAAAAAGCAGAAGGTGTTGTATTTGAAAACAACCCAAAAGACACCGCTGGTGCAACTAAATTCGGATTAATTACTGATGATTTACATGAATATAACCTCGATGAAAATCATGACGGCGTTATTGACTGGAAAGATGTTAGAGACCTAACTGAACCAGATGCTTTTAAGATTGCAAAAAAATTATATTGGGATTTCTTTAAAGCTGATACAATCAATAATCAATCACTAGCCGAATTTATAGTTGATGGAGCATACAATATGGGTCGTATATTAATAGTTAAATACGTTCAACAAATATTAGGTTTAACCGTTGATGGTCAATTTGGTCCAAAAACTCTCGATGCTGTTAATCACGCTGACGCTAAAGACTTATTTACTAAGTTATACCAAAAAAGAGCTGCTAGATATGCTGGAATTATAGCTGCTAATCCAAGCCAAAAAGTATTTGAACATGGTTGGACTAATAGACTTAATTCTATCAGTTTTACCGCTTAAATTTGCTTTTTATAAGCATCCATTAATCTACCGATTAACTCACCAATTGATACTGAAAATATCAAAGTTAATACAATACTTAGAACCGCCTCAAGTGTAAATAAATTTAAATCTATTTCACGTTCAGTACGGATAGCTAATGCTATTGCAACTAAGATACAATAAGTAGATAAGATTAAGGTAAGATACCTAGCTTTCATTATCCTAGCAACGATTAATTTAATAGCTTTCTTCATTTAGTTAGTTTTAGTGATTTCAACAAATTCTTCAAGGATTATTTTCCTTTCGTCAAGAAGGAATCTAACATAATCCACTGTTATAGTCTTGTCAGCTAACATAGATGTTAATACATCAATTACCCTTTCATCTTTTCCGATAATACTCATATTTTTATTTTTAGTTTAAGTTTTTGGTCTTATTTTTGACCCTAAGATACAATTCTAGCCCTATTTCACCAATTATAAGTAATGAAAAATAATCTCTAGTTAAAGGATTTTTATCCCAATCAGCATATAACAAATCTGAGAAATATCCTAATAGGACAATCTCAAAAATTATTATAATGATATTTAAAAAACCGTATAACTTACTCATGTAGCAAATATACGACATTTATTTCAATAATGCAAATAAAAAAACCCACATAATGTGGGTTTTTTAATTAATTAGTTCCTGTTGTAGGAGGAGTAGTACTATCAGTACCATCCGTAAAGAAGTTGGATAAGAACTTAGCGACACCTGCTACTATTAATACTGCGATAGATACTGTTTTATAATCATTTAAGAATGTAAATGTTGAAACAGTCATAGCACCAGCTAATAAAGCATCTGCGGCTTTTCTAATGTTTTTAGGTGTTGGACTCCAATATCCAGACCAGTCGAATTTAATGTTTGCCATAGTATTTACTTTTTATATAAATATCCAGCAAAACAAGAAAAAAAAAGAATCAGTACCGATATACAAAAGTTTGCTACTAAATCTAATCGGCTTTTACCTTTAGTAATACACAACGTTTTATTACTAATTTCTAGTCGAGGTTAACCCATTTACTGATTCTAAAGATTGACGTTAAAGTTTAACTTAACTAATCGCCGTAGCAATATGGGGCTTACTTCTCACCCATGTCTTCAATCTAATAATTTATTACTCTTAATTTCAACTTGTATTGATTAGCTAAATCAATCATATGCTTAGTACCTTTTGATTTTTTATCCCAAAAGCACACACAATGAGTTGCATATTTAGCCATTTCTTCGTTCCTAATAAACCCAGCCGCTTTACCATTTTTATCCCAATTAGCTGGAAACGAAGCGATTCGATAATGATTTTCAATAGCATATTGTTTACCGAGTGTATCAGCACCATTAGCTTCGCCACATACTATTTCAATTGAATCATTAACATCGTGAAGTATTTTATCAAGTTTAGCCTTAAGTAATGGATAATCTTGAAAATCACGACCACCTGCAACAATCACCTTGACCATTAGGCAACTTCAACTAATTTAAAACGTGATGGGTGGCACCAGTGAATCTTATCACCGTCTGGTAATTCCTCACCAGTTTCAAAACTTGTTACATAATTTAACTCAGACTTTAAACCAACATTTAAGTGTTGATTACCCTTAGAGTCCAATACTATGCTAAGGATTTCATATTCCTTATCAATTTCCAATTTTGGTGCAACACTTCTGCCAGCTAATGGCTTGTTGTTAATCGCAATTACCTTTTGTCCTTCTGTATGCATTTTTAATATTTTTTGATTATAACTGTTGTTGAAATGAGATAATAAAATACAGCTTTCTGACTGTAATACTTAGCTGTAATATCAGCAATTTTATCAATTTGAACTTCTGTACACGCTATCCTTACTGGTATCATTCTTTCATTGAATAATTCCCCATCTATTGATACCCATTGACCCTTAACTGGTGGTGTTATAGTTAAACCGCCTGTTATAGCTCTTACCTTTGCATCCCAAACTTTATGAAACCTAGTCTTAATAGGTTTTCCTTCGTTAGTTTGCGTTGGTACCAATATTTCATATAAGTTTAACTTTTCCATTTTAAAATAAAGTTGGGACTTAGGTAACTTTCGGTCCATCCCGTTAATCTTTTCAAATTATACGCTTCACCTTTACGTACTACCATATCCCAACAAAATGATTAGACATTTCAAGTCCATAAGTTCACTTTGGCATCCTTGACAAGGTTTCTACTTGCAACTCATGCGTGTTTTTTACACCACAAGGATTATAACTTATTAATCATTAAGTGGAGCGTTAGGGAATCGAACCCTTACTGTGCGACTTACATAACTTATTTCAGCAATGCGTCTATGGCAAATCCGTTACCACCATACGCCCCATAAAGAAAAGAATGCCAAGTGCAGCCCACCTGCTTAGCCTATCGCCCTTTGATAGGAACATTCTTAGTGGGGAATGAAGGGTTCGAACCTCCGACCATTCGGTTGCGGCTTTCGCCTTGGCCAAGTGCTCTACCAACTGAGCTAATTCCCCATAAACCTTTGCTTTAAATAACTTGCTTAACGCTTATCTTAACGTGGCCTACGTACTGGGTTTTCCAGTATTAACTCCTTCCAAGGGAGCTGATTAGTTATTTCTCTACAAGTTCACAAAAGATAGACATACCAAGTCTAATTGGTTTTGAATGTGTTTAGCCGCTAAGCCTTACACTCCATGCCAGACCTTACTGGCCCTAATAGTGGTTCAAATGTGTTGCTTGTAGAAGCAAAGGTAAATTTCTTGACTGCTACGCAGGGCAGTGTACTACTGCCAACTTTTCTAAGACTAGATGTACATTTGTTTGCTTTACAATCAAGAATATGTTCTGATGGAAGCTGCAAGATTAAGACCTCTTTTATCGAGTGAACTAACCTCTTTTCCAAGACTTTCACCCCTAAGTTTCCGAAGGGCAGAACATATATTTCAATGAACTAATTGCGATTGATTGCTATTCACATTGCAAATATACAACCCATTATTTAATTCACCAAATTTAATTTTTAACACCCTTATCTGGGCTGTATTTATGCTCTTGCATTGTACTCTTAGGCTCATACAAATTGTAACCAAATGTATAAACTGTTGGTATAAAGAACAACTCAGAGAAAACAACACCTGAGAATACAGCTGGACCACTTACTTCATAATAAATTGAATCATTTTTACATGACCCCTCATTAAGTAACCCATAAGGGCGATAAGTAACACCATTAATCGTCTTGTCTTGTGCGCAACTTGTTACTAACAAGATTAATAGTAACAACGGGAATAATTTCTTCATATTAAGAGTTTAATTTATGTTGCAAATATACTGAATATTCTCGAATTAACCAAAATTATTTTTCGAAGATTGCAATTAAATTGCATAATCCAGCTAAACGTTCAGCAAACTTTACTGCTTCATCATAAGAATCGAAATAGTAGGTATCTGGATACTTATCAGGTCTATATGAAATGATTACTGATGGTAGGTAATAAAACACACCATCAACGTATGTAATGTTTCGTTGAGTCCGTTTATTAAATTCTATAGCGAACTCATACGGACTCTTAGTGTAAAAATCTCCTGTTGTACCCCAACCAATTAAACGATACCCTTCTGGCTGATACTTTTGTATAACTGTACCCCAAAAATTCTTTTTTTCAGGTTTTAATAGATGATACTCAATATCAGCAACACTTTTTTCTCTAACTGTAATTACACTAACATCAGTTGACTTAACGTACTTATTTTCCATGTTTAAATTATTTATACTGCAAATATATATGATTTATTTAACCCCACCAAATTTATTTTAGTGATGGAATATAAAATAACCGATAAGTATTCCAACAGCCAAATCGAAGTAATCAATTGAAAATATATCATACCATGACTTAGATTTTACCTCTACAGTATCGTCATCTTCATCGTCATCTTCATCAACATCATAGTCGATTGCTTCAATCTTATAACCGAATAATTCAAATGAAACAATTTCATTATCATCATTATCTTCGTCCAAAACATAAACTTTAACGTCCGTCAATTGAGGGTCATACTTATTTTCAATTAACTCAATTTTAGAATATGGACCATCCCAAAAACCTGAACCACCTTTACCATCATCTAGGTAACTTATTTTAAATTTCTTCATTATCTAAATCTTTTATATTGATTTTTTACTTTACCACCAAAAAATTGGAACCTTAACACCCTACAAAAATAACAAATGTGATGATACTTTGCGTCATAAGGATTTGAATACCAGCCATTACGTTCAGAATAACTTCGATTACTATATTCTTCACCAACATTCCAAAGTGAATAAGCTGAGAATTTCTTATAGCTTCTTAAATCATTAAGTTTTGTGTCACAATATTGAACACCTATATAGATGTTGAACTCATCATATATCCATTTAATGATTGAATCAACTTCTAAATCCCTATCAAGACCCTTTACAACATACCCTAAATTAGTATATCTTTTAAGAATTGTTGTTAACTCCATTATTTTTAGGTATTAATTGATTAATACTCCAAAGGATTGCTTGCGCTGTTTCACGAGAATATACAGGCTGTTTAATAGCTTCCATTTGTCGTAATTCAGTACCTGAATCATAATCTCTTGGTGCCAACTCAGTACACTCAAATTTACCCTTATCTTTTACATAATAAGGTATAAAACTATCACGGCCACCATAAAGTCTTGCGGTTTCATTTAATGATAAAAAACAACCAACTAAATTATCTAGTTGTTTAACCCATGCGGCGTTATCGTCTGGCATGTCAGGTAATGGAACAATATTTAACTCAATACCACCTTCGGATAATTGGTCAGCAAACGTGCCAGCAATCATCTGTTTTCTAAAATAGAATGTATAAGGATTCTTAATTGAAATAGGTGTATTACTAACTCCTAGAAATATAACGACTCTATCATGCCTATCTAGCACAGTATTAATAGTAGCTTTATGAGATTCAGTCAAATACGGAACCTGCATACGACAAATAATGACACCAACGGTTGTCTTATCTTTTAATAAATTACTCATTGTTTATAAATTTATAGAGTTCACGATTGTAATCGCCAAAAGGACCATTGAATAATACATCCCAGCTAACTTCTTTAACAACACCTTTTTTATCGCCAACTTCGTTATCGGTATTAATTTCACCCTCGGCAGTGCAAAGATAAGTAAAACATATGTATTCTCCATCAACTCGTTGAAAAATTCTTTCATTTGTAAGAATCTTTAACCCAGTTTCTTCAAAAGTCTCACGATATAGAGCTTCAAGAACTGTTTCACCTTCATCAACTTTACCCCCAATAAGACCAAACGCTTCGTGGTCATCTCTACGAGAGACAGCAATAATACCCCCATTAGGTCCATAAATCAAAGCACAAACTGAAATCTTAGGATTACTATACTCACGAATGATTAATTCATTATTTGGAGTATATGATGGTTGAGTTTTTAACCCTTCCTCAATCTGAGGGTCACCAATTACAAAATCTTTTTCTGTAGGAAACATATAATTATTATTTTTAATCTTTTTCAAAACCTTCTTCAGAGTAACAATATTCAGCACATGGGTATGGTCTACCCTTTTCGTCTAAGTGAATCCAAATACCATCTTCCTTTGTAATATCCTCACGAACAATGTACTTAAAGTCTTTTCCTTCTATACCTTCTGGTAGTTCTATTTCATCATGTCTACCACTTTTAGAATAATGCCAATTACATGAACAACCAGCATCATCTGGGGATGATATACAATCATCACAGAAATATGGACTACCTTCTTGAAAACCTGGCATGTAACACCAAACCGCTACCTTACCACAATCACAAAGTTCTAAATTTTCCATTTCCTTACTTGAATACAAAAATAAGGTGGAATTTTCATTCCACCAAATTTATTTTTTAATTACTTAGCACTTCTGAACCCTAATTCCAAGATATACTCGAAACCATGACCCAATAGTTGATAGATGAAATCCCAAAGATTCTTCGCCAAGTCTGATAAAATCCAAACTAAGGCTGATACTGGCCAAAGGAACCACCATCGACAAACATTACCACCAAGATTAGCTAAATTAGGCTTACTATTAGTTTTTGCTTGCTTTCGACCATAGAAGAATACCCTAATAATCGAGAATACAAAGCCTAAGCCTAAATACACCCCAATGTTAACCCACGTTAAATACGAGAAGACGGGAATGTTACCCCAGAAGTGGTTAATCAACAAGAACACCACAAATGAAACTAGAGCGATAAACCCTTGTTCCAACGCCTCAGACGTAAATAACAAAATCAATAGAACTCCAGCAAAAATTGCTGCCCAAACCCAACTGCCAAATATGGCAAAACTTAATAAACTCATAACTGTTTTTTTTTATGTTAATTAATAATTTACTCTTTCATCATTTCCAACCAACGCTTAGTTAATAACGTTGAATAGGTTGTATCATCAAGACCATAATTACCCAATGACCACCCATCATTACATTCAATAAGTAATGTTCGTCCATCACTAGTTATACCAAAATCAATTGAATAACCAGCTGTTTGAGTTGTATAATCAGCTATTGCCGCATCTACAACCTTCATATCAGGAAACACTCTAAAATCGCCAAGATAATGCTTAATACCTTTTAACTCACCATTAATTACATAACCACGATATTCAGAAACAAAATCAACAACCTCAGATACTAGTACAGGTGTATCATCTTCAACCTCATCGAAGAAGATTGTTTTACTAGATAGTTTACGTATCACACCAGCAACAAATTCTTTACTACGTCTATTTGGCTTAACAAATATTGGAACCTTAGTTTCTTTCTTAAATTCCCCCATGGTCATATATCTAACCTCACGGCCAGCATACTTCAATAGTTCATCGGGTATATTTAACGCAATCTTAGGTCCAAGACCTAACTTAGCTAAATACTTATTCGTGTCCTCAATATAAGCAACGACAATGTTAAATTTAGAAACTGGAACCTCTTCAATGTCTTCAAAGAAAACAATATTCATTTGTTTTTCTTTAAATCCAAGATATGCGGAAACAGCCCAATCTGATATTGGAAAATTATTAACCGATTGTATGTAGACTTTATAATTCATTATTTATTATTTTTTCGTGCTTTAGCTTCTAAATCAACTAGAATTGCGAACCATCGCAACCTAAATTACCTAACCAATACCCTAGCCAAAAAGACCACATGACCCCGTACCACCAACTTTTTTTCATTTTATATCATTAAATCTTTACCTTCATCACCACCTTCATCCAATAAGAGTCTTATACCAGAACTACTTATAAATTCATATTCGGAATCACAAAATAATGATACAACTTTAATATCTGGTTTAAGATATTTTAACCAATTGTACAACTCCATTTCAACTTGAAGGTCAGTACTGTTTCTAAGCCCTCTAACGATTGTAACATCGTATGGTAACGTCTCAATAAACTTAGTGACTAAACCTTTATACTCAACAACTTCAAAACGACCCACACCAAACTTATCAAAATTTGGCATTGGAAAGATTGGGTTATTAACCTTTTTCTTGTTCTCGCCCCGACCAATTATTACCTTACCGAAAATCTGCTCAGCCTTTAAAAGGATGTTAAGATGTCCTTTATGAAAGGGATTGAAAGAACCAATATAAAAACCTATTTTTTCCATTATTAATGTTTTATTCCTTTAACAATCCAAATTGTATCAATTTGTTTACCATTAGCTTTTAATTCAAAATCAATAGTTGGCTTAACTTGCGATTTTATCGCACCATCATTTGTTGCAACATTATATACTAACCATCCAATGCATACAAAACCTATAACTACTATAACTAATAATAATTTTATCAATCTAACAAAAACTTCGCCAATTATATTATCCATTACTAACTTTTATTTGATGTAATTGAGCTAATAACTGTTCTTTCAACTGGAAAAATACATGAAATTTCACCATCAACATAGAAAAAATGACAACCTTTTGAGGTTACTAATTTATCTGCTATGATTGTTTCAGTTGAGGAACTATGCGCACCTGAAATGACTTTAACAACATAAACTTTCATAACTAACTTTTATTTGATGCAAATATACGGATTATTTTGTTATTGAAACAAAATATTTTTTGTAATCTTTAAGACTTTCAAATAATGGTAGATTATCTTTATGACAACCAATTTCAACATTACCCTTTCTGAAATATCCAGCTGGACAAACGACTGACATTTTACCACTAGTTGAATACCTACCAAATTCATAAAGTGATATTGGCGATATTGTATTTGGTACAAAATTCATTAATATTAAATCGGCGTTATCTAACCCATTTAATTCCCAATTAACTTGCTGAGCAAATTGAGGATTCTCGAAGTCTTGAACCCATGTTGGGTCCCAATCATCACGTCTAGGATTGAATACACCCCAATCATGTAAATTGAAGAACTCGGTCATTTCGGCTTGCCAGTCTTCAGCCTTACCCATTTCTATACTACCAGCTAGGAAGACATACTTTTTTGTCATATCTCTCTTAGCGATATTCATTGGCGGTTTAAATATTAAACTATCCATTTACTTTATTTTTATCTTCTGAAAATTCTAATTCACCATCTAGTTCCTCATCAGAGGATTTCAAGGACAATAATGATTTAGTGTTACCTCTTTTATAAAAAAGATTAGCTAAATCATAATAACCACCCATGTTTGAATACTTTTTACATGGGTCACAATGCCCACATATTTGAAAATCATTTGTATCTACCTGCCTAGGCATTTCACATGAAAAAACTAATTCAGCTACATCATGTGGTAACTCATTAAGCATGATTTTCTTATGTACTTTACTTAACGGGAATGTTAACTTTGGTTGTTTGTTATCAAAAAATGGTTTATAACTAGCCCAAGCTTTTTTAATTTCATTCATATACGAAATTGCATCGTCATTCATACAATAGCCAATCTGAAATTCCTCAATATTTATGTTCGAATATTGTATTGAGAATAAATGTATTGGAACTTGGTTAAAAATTACACATGAATGTCCACCAATTTCAATTGAATTTTCTATTAATTGAACTTGATTATAACCATATTTCTCTTGAAATTTTTTAATGATTGCTTTAACGGACTTTTTTTCCGCTAATGTTTTAACTTCATTATTTTTAATATTTGTGTAAATACACATAACTATGTTACCTAATTCAAGATTTTTCCATAGTAAGTATGTTGAATCAAGACCACCAGAGAACGAAAGTCCGATTACCTTTTTCTTTTTATTCATCCTTTTTAGTTTTAACTTGTTCTTCTATTTTTTCCAGTTTAATTTTAAAGACTATTACAATCAAGAAAAAAATAAACATGCCACACTCAATCAATAATGCTTTTTCGCCACCATTTATCTTGAAGATACCATTAATAGCTATAGATACCATTACTGATGTGGATAAGGCATATATAAAAGCGTATATTCTATCAAACCAATCAAATTTCATAACTACAATAATTTGTTTTTCTCTTTAGCTAATTTAATTCTCAATTCAGCTAACTTTTTTGTATCAGAATCTTTCTTGTTTGAAAGATAATCAATTTCATCCTGAGCTCTTTTAATTTGACGATTAATTTCTTTAATCTTATCGTCCTCAATTTTCTTTTGAACTCTTGCATTTTGGTCTATTACTTCATAGCTAGTTGCAATGATGCGCACCAAATCAGGTGTACCAAAATTTGGGTAGTGTTTTGACCACCATGTGATAACAGCTTTAGCTGGGCCAACTTTAGTATATAACTTAGCTTTACCAACGTTATCTACCCAAGAATCACCACCACCATTATAACCTTTACTGCGAAACCATTTACCATCCTTGCTCATTACTGCATAGAAACATAAATCAATTTCGCCAGCATCAACAATTTTTTCTACTTCTACTTTAGCCATTAGAAATTTATTGTAACGTCATTAACATAAAGCAAATCATTTAGCTCTTCATAGGCGTTATACTGCTCATCTTGAGTTGGATATAACCCGTTAAGTCTTATTTTATGCTCAATTTCATTGTAATCCTTACCAATTAATATAAGAATTGGGTCATAATTATTAACCTCATCATTATACTCACTGATAGCTTTAAATAGGGCTATTTTTACCCCATGTTCTTTTCCAAATTCTGTTTCAATTCGGGAAATAATTTCTTTTTTGATGTTCTCGTTAGAGAATTTTTCTAATAAAGTCATATTTAATCTAATATTTTTCTACTGTAATCCTCACCACCTCTACGCCTACCATCTAAAATCTTACCAACTTGTGGTATTACTCTTCTTGGTGTTTCTTTCTCTTCCAAAGACTTTTCTTTTAAAATACCATTACCTGTTTCTTGAGGTGGTAAAATATCCTTATAAAGTTTAGCAGCTGATGGGCATACGCCATTACCATTCTGCATCCAAGGCTTAAAATCCATTTCTTGAATAAAGTCTTGAGGTGTTGGTATAAACTTCATTTTAAAGTCTTCCAAGATATGACGCTCACAAATATCTTTAACGGATACTTTCTTATCATTCTCAATGGTAATATATGAACCAAATATTGGTATCATCACTTCTTTAATCCAAAACATAGTATGCGTAAGTACTCGATGGCGATTATCGCTAATCCAAGACTTAGAACAATCCATTTTCTCGTGAAGTGGTAAATAGTCTTCTATCTTACCACCCCATTGTTTTACCGAACTCTCGGCATGTATAATTGGGTTTGCCATAATTTATATTTTAAAAGGAACGGTGGTCTAGCACCTCGCTTTTCTACGATTCATTTTATGTGAGCCAACCACTGGGTATACTAAGCACTGTCGCTTTATCCTCTAAAGATTATTTAATTTGTTACTTCAAGAAATAAGTCACCTTTTGAAACGTAAACTTCAATTTGATTTAATTCTTCTTCAATAAATCCACGTTCCTTTAATTCAGTTTTTGTCATCAACCAAGCTGGGTCATCATCATAAGCGTAAAATAAATTAGTTTTAGCCTTTATCGCTCTATGAACAACCCCACTAAAAGACTTATCTTCAGCAATAAAGATTACATCTTTTTTTAAGTCTTCTTCTGAAAGACTATTAATTTTCTTTTTTAATTGTCCCCAATTCATTTTATAGATTATTTAATTCAGAAATTGATTCATCATTTATCAAGTTGATAATAACCTTTTCCAATACTGGAACACAAGATACTTGATGAACTTTTAAATTATTAGATACAAAATCATCACTTTCGTATTGAAGAAATATTTTAGCATAATCTAAACTACCCTCAATATCATCAACAAGAACCGTATCGCTAATAATTAATTCATCTAATTCTGATGATACTAAGTTTGTAAATGCTTCACCGCTTAATACTGGGTGCGTAGCAATGTAGTAAACCTTTAATGCACCTTCAGCTTTCAAGTAACTAACAGCTTTTTTAAGAGTACCACAAGTATCAACCATATCGTCAATAATCATAACATTCTTACCCTTAACCGAACCAATAAGCTCCATTGAAGCTATTGAGTTTGGTTTATCTCTTCTCTTATTAATAGAGACCATTGGTAAGTTCAACTTGGTACCGTATTTTTGAACCCTATGAACACCACCAGCATCTGGTGAACACAATATTACATTACTTAGGTCAATATTGTTTTGAACAAAATCAATGAATACGCTGTGACCTTTAATATGTTCTAATGGAATATGAAACATCCCTTGAATTTGGTCGGCGTGAAGGTCAATTGAAACAACACGGTTAACACCAAATGATTGTAAAGCATGTGCCATAACTGAGGCACCTAATGAACCTCTATGCCCATCTTTTTTGTCTTGACGACCATAACCATAGTATGGTAATATAACAGTTATTGATTTAGCGGAACTTCTGATAGCACCATCAAGGGCTAATAATAGCTCAGTTAAATTTTGCGAAGTGTCGGCCAGAAGAAATAGGTCACGACCACGGATTGATTCTAAATATTGAACGGCCATTTCACCATCTGAGAATTTCTTAGTCTCAAGTTCTACTTTATAACCAACAAGTTCAGGATTAACGAACTTATCTAACAAATACTTTGTTGAAGAACAACTAGCTATCTTTACCATGTTTTAAAATTGTTTACGCAAATATACGAGAAATAAATGAAACTAACAAAAAATTAATTTAATCACCATCACTTTGTTCAGATTCCTCGACCAAATCAAAATGGTCTTTAGCTTCATCAACACCAATTTCATCCAGTACCTCAGCGATACCAAAATGTGCTATAACATCTTTTAGTTTGAAATGATTTAATACATCGCTTTCGTCAACACTATCAAGGTTTACAGAAATTCTTCTATGTGAAGAGGGATTTATAGATATGCTGTCGCAATCTAATGAAATGTTTATCTCACTCATAATTTAGTTATTTAAATACCATCAAAAAATTAAAGGATTCTACCATTATTAGATAGAATCCTTAGTTTAAAATTATTTTGCGTTGAAGAATTCTAACTTCTCAGGAGCATTTTTAGCCAATATCTCTAAACGAGTATTAATAACAGCTTCGCTGGCAGGTACATCGTTAATCAATCTACTTGGCATACAAGACAATTGGTCTTTGATACGATATTTAATATCGTTGTTATCCTCAGCCATAATGTCGCCAAAGCATTCATCACCCTTGGTACCATCGTAATAAACAACTCTAGCATCAACACCAGCCTCATGTGCAAATACGATTGTTACACCATTAGCTAAAGAATCTGGGTCACGAAGCAATTTGAATGGGCCACCAAGCGTAGACTTACCAGCAGTTTCAGAGAATTTAACTCTTGGTGAATCTTCATCACCAACAGCACAAAGAGCATATTTAAATGAACCATTGTCACGCTTAATATCGTTACGAAGTCCACCACCAACACCATAAAGACCCCATTCCCATGGTAAGAAACCTTCAGCCAACAAAGCAGCGTTAATTTCCTTCATTGTTTCCCACTTCATACCATCACCTTCGATGAATTTAAGGAATGTTGCACCATACCATGTTTTATCGCCAATAACAATTTCACGATATAAACCATGATTCTTTGCTAAATTACATAACCAAAGTACTTGGTCAACAGCAACGCCACTATCAGGACGAACAACAACAACCTTACCATTACCAGTTGTCCTTGATTCAATTGCAAGACCTAAAAGACAATTTGGGTCCACTCTACCGTTAGGGTTAACCGTAACTGTATATACAGCTTTAAAGAAGTCATTACAATCAGCAACAAATGAACCAATTTCACCATCTTTCAGATAGTTATACAAAGCTCTGAAGCAATCAAACTCAGTTTCGTATGATTCAACGTTCCTATGCGCTAAAGCAGAAACTGATAAAGCAACACCAGCTTGTTCATTACTATTTTTCCAAGCGCAATAACCACCAGAGAATGTATCAGTACCAGCAAATGAAAGCAAAGCAGTTTCACCTAACCAATCAGATTCTTGTGGGCAGATACCAGCCCTATCACCAAAATTATGAACCATTAAACGAGCAATGAAATCTTTCTCATCATCAGATTTAGAATCACCATATACGTTATCAAGTAATTCCTTGTAGTATAGAACCCAGTGTTCTAATTGAGTTGTCATTTCGGTTGATGCCCAAATGTGCAATAACTTACTTTCAAACATTGCAGCAAACACACCAAAGCCCTTAACCAAATTCTTTATTTCAATAACTGGTTCGTGTGGGTAGAAAACACTACCTTCTGGAAGAGCCTTAATTTCAATTGGAATACGACCACCAAACTCATTAACTATTCTAACCCAAAGTTCCCTTGGATAATAGAATTTAGCTAACCCATGAGTTGTAACTTTTGCAAGTTCCAAATATCTGTCAGCTTCTTCAATTTCTTCCATTGTAACAGGCTCAAGGAAGATATATTCGATAATACGGCCAAAATGTGAAAGTAAATAACGAGTGTCATTTTCGTTGTAGAGAACAGGATTGATTTTGTCGAGCAATCGCCTAGCTGTAATGTAATAGACTGATTTTTCTTTAGCTTTTTCAGATTCAAAATCGTTTGAACCAATTGTGTAAGCATCTGGAATTAAAATTCTAGGTACTTTGTGAATTTTCTTTTTGTAATCCTTAATGTTCATATAATTTATTTTTATTGTGATGCAAATATACAACCTTTTTTGATACTGGCAAAATTATTTTTTATGATTCGGAATAAATTCTAAACGGCACACCTTCATAATCTAAATGAGCGTTATTTAACTCACCTACAAGGCTATCTAAACGCTTATGCGTTAAATTATCTACTCTTATTTCCCAACGCTTAAAAAGCATCCACTCATTTTCAGTACCGATGAATTGAGGATATTTTAAAGATGTATCATTAAAAAATAGGTTAAGTGTAACCCCTTCTAACCTAACATTGGTCTTTAAGTGTTCCAGTAAAATTTGTAGTATCGCTTCTTGTTTTTCTAAGGGTATATCTGGTTCCTCAACATAAATGTATGTATTTTGGGTTTTACCTTGTGGGACATATCCATCATCATAGAAATCGTCCCAAATATTAATAGGTATTGTCATTATTAAAAAATTAATAGATTTTCGTGTTCCTCAATGGTTCCAATAAAGTTTCTATAACCAACTTCAGTTTTACACTTGATGTGGTCAGAAACGTCATAATCTTTCCAATTAAAAGATTTCATGATTGTAATTAATGCATTCAAATTATTGACTAACTGAAGCTCATATTGTTTAACCTTAATTTCATTTTCAAGTGTTTCAATACGATAACGCATATAATCGCCATTAACTAGTTCAATCCTTTTTGGCCGATTTTTATTAATCTTTTCTTGGACCTCACAGAGTTGAGAAGATATAAAATCCCTAACCTCAGCATGTTCAAGACCCTTATGCATGTTTTCGTATGTAATCTCCATAGTTAATCTAAGTTTATTTTAAATGAATCATTAAATTCCATATCACCAGCACCGTAAACATAATTAACGTTAATTGTATTGTTGTCAATAACGTCATAGCTTGTGTAATGATGAAATGAGTTATAAGGTGTTGGCGTGTCCTTAAATTTCTCATTATACTTTTCTCTAGCAAATTTCTCAAGAATTTCTTGATAAGGCTTAGCATTTAGCATAATTTCAATAGCATTCTTAATTGGCTTTTCTTCAAGACGTTTATTTTCTTTTATGTAAAACGCATCAGCATCTTCTTTTGTAAAGAAACATGCATTTGTCCAACACCATAAGTCACCAAAGCCAGTACCATATCCATGGTCTATTCCACTCTTCGCACCATCTTCAATATCAATTTCGTATGGATAACCATCTAGTCTATACTTATAGACATCAATATAAGGTCCGTCATTATAACTTCTAGTACCAGATTTATAGATTTCTTTAGTCTGTACTTCTTTTGGTTCGTTAACACCAGTTTTATAGTGTGATTTAACAAGCCATAACTTAGGTAATCCTAAAGCTTCAACACGTTTTTTTTCGAGATATTCTTGTACTTTGCTCATATTTAATCGTTTATTCTACGCATACATTTTTTCAAATGTTTTTTCGTAGTCTTTCCAACAATTTCAAAATCACCAATTTGAACGGTAGCTGACCAACGCATATCTGTTTCTTCTGAAACCAATATAAACGGAGCTACAGATATAACTACCGCAGCACCATACATACCACTACCACACCTTAATGTGTAACCACTTTCTTTTGTTGGTTTAACAATATCACCAACCTCAATTATTTTACTCATATGGTATGTCAAATTTAACTGTGTCATAAATACATGAATCACAAATTGTTGTTTTATATATATTCCAATTATGGTACCGTTCCGAGTATTGACTATCAGTAACAATATGTGACTTAATACATATCATTTTTATTTCTTTATCTTTAGCACTACTGGTACCAACAATTACAAGATAGAAACAAAAAAGTATTAAACCAAATAAAAATATATATTTAAACATTGAAGATTAAATTAGGAATTATATTCATTATACCAGCTTATAAACTTATTATATAATGGTACATGATGTTCTTTTAACAACAGTAAAATTTCATCAAGTCTTACCCATTTAACCTCAGCAATATCGTCACCGCCTTTAGCTTGCGATGCTTCATCCCTTGTTAAAAAGATAGTAAAAATACTAGTTGTTATCTTATGAGGTGAATCTTTATACCTAGAATCATCAATAAATAATGACCCGATGTATTCGATTCTATCTTCATTTTCAATCAATACATTCGTTTCCTCATGTAACTCACGAAGAGCAGCCGCCTCAGCAGTTTGCGTTGGTTCAACAAATCCACCAATAAAAACCCACTGAGTTGCGTTATGTTTACGGCCTAAAAGTACTTCTACATGACCAGCATTTTGATATGAACCGCTACGAGTAGCAATTATATCCACCGTATGAAAGGCTGTTGGATATGGTATATACGGAACGGTTTCTAACTGTTTAACTATTAATTCTTCAACTTCACTTGATGTTTCATTACCAGAAAGTTTAATTCCCAATTGATGGGCAATTTTATGTGTCATTTGTATTATTTTTAGATTGCAAATATACGAATAAAAAGATTACCAACCAAAAATATTAAGCTGATAATGCATCTTTATACTCTTGTTCCTTTTTTTGTAGCTCTTCGATTTGTTCTGGTATCTTTTTAAGCATTGTTAACACATGGTCAACTCTATTCTTTTCAGCGTCTTTTACACCAGTAAAACAATGACCATTACATGGTGAACTTGGTGGCATACCATCACAATAACCACAATAATTTTTAATTGCTCTTTCTTCTTTCCAATTAATCATTTTAACGAATTTTTAGTGGGTCAAAATTCATTTCAATAGGATGGTCCAAAACACAATAATCTTTGGTTAAAATATCAACTGCATTTTGTTCATCATTTAATACAATGAAATTATTAAGATTTTGGTCTAATGGCGTACCAAATTTTATTAAGTGTTTAGTTGAAAATACAGGTATTCCAAACCTAGACTTGACTCGTCTAATTAATTCGTCAACGCCTTTAAAACTTGGTATATCGAGCATCAAAAAATTAAAATTATTAAATTCGATGTTCATTGCTAAGGTATCAAAATATTCTTCAAGTTTGGTACCTTGTGGTAAAAACTTAATAAAAGCTTTTGAGTTAGTACCTTTATGATTACTAACGGTCTCTTTTAGTTTATCCCCATCAAGAATCATTAAATCCTTCATGCTAACGCCAGTAATATTTGATGCAAACTTAGTTGTAAAATCTCTAGCGGCACTGTCAGTCAAAATAAAGATTCTTTTATTATCCTGTTTAACTAGATTAGACGTGATTGTTGCTAAAATAGCTGTCTTTCCCTTACCAGCGTTTGATAAAATATGCGTAGGGTATCTTAATAATAAATCATTATTAATAATATTATCAATAAAGGCTAAATTAGTTGGACAAGAATTGGCCCAATATTTGATATAATTCTTTTTGTTTTTAACCTCATTAATAATAAAGGCAATTCTATCTTCAACGCTTCCAAATGGAACAACGATTGGTTCGTGGCCATATTCTTTATACCCAGCGACAATACCATCGTATATTGATGCAGCTTCTTCAAATGTTTCTTTTCTTATCGCATCATTTTCAAAGATTTCTTTCCATGGTGGAAAAACAAATACAATATCATACTTTAATCTCTTACACTCAGCGTCTAGCTTTTCACTAATTGGTGTGCCAAATTTTCTACGATATGCAATCTCATCATGTAATCCTCTATCATAATATGCGTTTGGATTATTGTTATAATTTTCAACACATAAATCTTCTAATAGAGTTTGAAAGCGTTCACGTTCCGTGAACAATACATCTCCGTGAACAGTTAATAACTGTCTTGCTGGTTCTTGAACAACATTATAGTCATCCAATGCTAATTGATTGATGATGGTTGTTTTACCACTACTAGGGCCACCAGTGAATACTATTCGCATATTACTTTAATTTTTTACGTAATAAAGCAACCTCAAGGCTGTCTTTAGTTAAATTGATAATAAAAGGTGATGTATAGCCACATGCTTCTGAAAAGCTAATATAGCTCATACCATTCATTTCAAATCTTTTTGAAACAATTGGTGTTATAGCATCACCAAGATTTAAAGTATCAACGCCACTAGGTTTATTTGATAAAACCCGATTATCGTTAGATGTGTTAGTTGTGCAGCTAAAAATTAGACACAACATTATCGAAGAAATTACGTACTTTTTCATTATTGTGCAGTATAAGATGAAACAATTTGTAACTGATAGTTCTTGTTGGTATAATGACCCTTTTCCAACCAATATTGCTCACTCTCAGTTGATAAGATGGCAGGGCTTGTATGGTCATTAATTGCCTCAATAAACTTAGTTTCAACTTTAGCTTGCACTTCTGCTGCTAACTTTTCATCAACTACTAAAAACGATTGAATCTGATTGATTTTACCTTCAATTGACTCTATTAAATTAATTATTCTCATGGTGCAAATATACATATTAATTTTGAGACAACAAAATTATTTTTTAAATAACGTTACATCAATTCCATGTGTGTTCCAAAACCATTCATCAGGCATGTGTTTAAATTTTTCTTTTAAACGTTCCCATTTAAGTTTTATCTTGTCATTTCTTATGACTTCATCACGATATAATTGATGGTCAATCTCAATACCTTCTCTATAACAAAGACGTAATAGTTTCTTTAAAATATGACCTTGTTTATTATGACTCGGCAATACCCCACTATCAATAATTTTCATTATACTCTCCCTTAATGTACTTTCTTTAGATGGCTTATTACCAGTAAGTATCAATTCTAATCTCTCAAGACCAAAACCAACGTCAATGCATGTTCCTAGAGTATTGACAATATTACCAATCTCAATATCATTCTTATAGAACTCAGTACAATAACCACCTATATCGCCATCAGTCCAAAGGCATCCTTCATCAAGCCTAACCTCAACGTTATGCTTAACATAAAGTTCCTTCCAGTCCAACTTATCTGGATGAATAGTAACATAATCTGGTATAATACCAATAGTACCTAAAAATTCAAACCAAAAATCAATTGTGTAAGTAAGAGTTAATTCTCGGAATGAGAATAACCCAATCATGTTGAAATATAGTAGATGCGTTCCATCACCAATTTCTTCAATGTCGTTCAACCGTAGACATGGTTGAATATTCGACTGTGTTCCCCTGTAATTTACATCCTTGAATAAGGACTTAAATTGTTGCATACCTGATGGGCAGAATAGGGTTGTATCATCATAGGATTTGATACTTTCTTCCATCTTAAATTCGATTTTTTTATCCTCACAGAACTTTATATATTGCTCTGTGAGCCAAATGCGTCCAGCTGTTTCATTGCGCTCAATTTTTTATATTTATTGTTATTACCTTACCAAATGGTATTTTATCAAGACTATTTAAATAGTCCATTATGAATTCTATTTCTAAATAATTAAGATTATTTTTAATTATTTTCACCGTATAAGGATGTAAATCAACCTTATTTTTTTCACCAATACGTCTTTTACGCCACAGATATGGTTTTAAAAATGGATTAAATGCCATATCATCCAATTTGAAATCATCAGTTGGTTTTTGAACCACATGCAAATCTACTCCTTTAGTTGTTTGTTTTACAAACCTATAATTAGAATATTTCCAACTACAATGACTGATTTTACCATCATCGTCTATAAAATTATCAGCATAATTATTTCTCGTATATAATAAAACTATATTAACTGTTTTCATTATTTTTTTTTTGTTATTAACGTGTCCTTCGAAAGAATCGAACTTTCCCCTCAACTTTTCTGTCCCATAAAGCAGCAATTGGTATATGGGCTCTTACATATTGCGAATACAACCAGTATTCTATCAGAACATTTGCGGAGAACTAAGGACTTAAACCTCGCCAACCCAGACAGTGGGCCATGCTATCAAATTACACCAAATCTCCAAATTTGGTCAGCTTGCACCTTTCTTGTAGCCACTGAAGGACCTAAATACTCATGAAATCAAAAGGACCGCTGAACGGGTCTTTATCGGGGTGCTTCCCTATTTGTTCCTACAGTAACCAAAAAAGAACTAACCAGCGGAATATACGGGATTCGAACCCGTGACCTTCCCCGTGACAGGGGGATATTGTAACCAACTCTACTAATATTCCATTTATTTATGGTCACTTTGACAATCCAATTTAAAACAAATTGGGCAACCTTCGTAAACCTCTAACAACATTTTACATTCAGCTAAAGTCTCAATTTTATACTTTGCTTTCATGATAATATGATGATTTCCAGTAGATATATCATGCTTAATTTCATACTCAAGCTTTTTAGCTAGTGTGTTAACCAATGACATCATCAATGGTGTATAATTTTTCTTAAACAATTCAATATCCATTTTTTTCATTATATAGTGTGTATGGAAGGGGATGAACCTTCTAGTTTTCAATAGATTACCATTAACCTCTTTAACTCAGGAGTCTAACCTGAGGTAATCTAAAAACAACCTAACTTTCGTTAGTGCATTCATTTTATGCTACATACACATTTGCCTTTACATTCCAAAAGCTAAGCAGGTTTAGTTGCAGACTTTCCTTCTTGATAGTGTTTCTGTTCGTTTTTACACAGTGGCATGTTATCTATCATTTCAAAACGAAGCCAGCGTTTTAACAATCGTGGTGCAGGGTGGAATCGAATCACCGACACATGAGTTTTCATGACCATTGCTGGTCCTCATTGCTCTACCAACTGAGCTACCGCACCATTTCCTTACATGAGATTATTGTAAGTAGATAATTAGGTTTTTTCCTATTTCAAAAACCAAAGCGTCTTACCGCAAACTGTCAATCCTATAATGTGGATGCGAGACGGATTTGTCAGCATTTCCCCACATATCAACCTCATTAAAGCGAGGGAGACCGTTACTTCCTGACCATCTCTTTGTCATTGTGGGCAGTGCTGGACTCGAACCAACGACCTCTAGGGGGATACCCATGCGCTCTAACCAACTGAGCTAACCACCCGATTTGGAGAGCGTCACCCGAAGGTTATCTCCACCAGTTACATTGCTTGCGCAAGAGGCTTTACTGGGCCCAATTTTTGTAGAGAGCATTTAGCTCAACCACACGATTTAGCAGTTCTGCAACCACTATTTCTTCATCGCCATTCCATTGGTCTTCCAACCCATAACATGAACAATGTCCACCATACACTTCATAATACTTACCTGTTGATTCTCTGTAATAAATTACGCTTGCGCTTCCTTCATAACATTCACAAACATAGTTTGCATATACGATTTGTATGTCTGTGTCTTCAGTTTTTGCAAACTGTGCAAACACATCTTCTCTGTCAGAGAAACCCTCATATATTGGTGTTACCCTCAATGATTCTAAAAATTCATTCATCTTTTCCATAGTTTTCTTTTTGATTAATATATCACATCAAAAACCATTTCATTAATGAACCAATTCTTTGTCGTAAAGCATTTACCACCGTCTCTTATGGTATCTTTCCAGTTTAAGAGTCTCTTTACAACTCGTTAACAATTTAGCCAGCATTACCTGTTTCTAGCTATCACCTCATAGCGGTAAGTTAACTTGATAGCCTAGCCCACATGGGAATCGAACCCACTCTGACCTTACGGCCCCGACTTGAAAGGACGGTCACTCACCCAATTGTATTATGGGCCAAATAGCTCAAAGATTTTTTTATCAACCTCTTTATTCTCACAACCATATGCATCAACAACAAAATCGTTATAAATTGGTAAAAAATACTTTCTTACAAACTCTTTTGTTTCAGGATTTTCTTCAACAGCTAATAATATCTTTTCACCGATTAATTTAGCATTTCCACCATTTGATATTTCAGAAAACATTCCCATAATTAACTAATTTATTTTAATAAATAAAAGAACTTTTGTACTATGGACGGGATTCGAACCCGTGAGGGGATTTCTCCCCACATCCTTGAAAGGGATGCGACCTGAGCCACTAGTCGACCATAGCATTTTTATTTAATTTACTAACACCTTTTCCAGAACAAACTCTACTACAATAAAGATTTTTTCTTTTACAAGGTTTACCACATTCCCTACAAGTTGTAGTTAATTGATTATGTGGATTACCCTCAAATAGTTTAATAAAATCTTTACCGTATTTATCAACAACATAAGAAAAAATATGTGTCATATTTGACTTATCAAGCAATATTAAATTATCCTTTAAAACTGAAATCTTCTCAAAAACTTGTTCATTATAATAACCCTTTATTTCAACATATTTATCACCTATTTTAAAATCTGGTAAATATAAATGAATTTTACCATCAAAAATATATTCAAAAGTATCATTATTACGTTCAAAACTTATATTGTTTTCTAAATTATAAATAACAAACGCTAACTCATAAGAGCTTTGACACCAATAACCTTTATACCAACCACATTTACCACGACCACTATTCTTACGATAGCCGCCAGATACTGTTTTATAACATTCTTTATGATATTTGGTATTAACTGTTGAAAGACTTGAGATTTCGTTATTACAAACAGGGCAAATATTTATAACCCTATCAACTCTAAATTTACCAACGTTATTTTTAGCGTTAATTTTATTAGCAATTTTTACTTTTTCAGAATTTTTAGCTACTACAGATTTTTTTAATTTATCGCTTTCACTCCAAGTTCTACTATTTCTACACTCTAAAGAACAATAATTTATTAAACCTTTAATTGGTTCAAACCTATTTCCACATTTTTTACATAAATTCATATAATGATTTATATATAAATATGTCGAACCCTAAAAAAAGTATTGATTCAAAGAACTATTAAAAAATTTGTGGCAAAAGATGGATTCGAACCACCGTCCAATCCTTTCGGACTACTCTACCTCATGCTAGTACTTAGCACCTAACATTCTGAGCTATCTCGCCATTTGTGACTAGACGACCTATGTTTCATCTACTCAATTCTCTGAACGGTCAGAGCATCTTGTGGGACCAGAGGGGTTCGAACCCACGACACCTAGAGCTTCAATCTAATGCTCTACCAACTGAGCTACAGTCCCATAAACAATCTTTCTAACTACTCCATCTCAAACTCAATTACCTAATTTGAAATTCGTTACTCAGATACCAAAGGCTTATTTCCTCGGCGTTGTTCTATCTGAATTTCTTTGCAAATATACAACCTTTTTGGGTAACTAACAAATAACATTTAAGGGCCTATTTAAAGTCGGAATATCTTTAAATCCTTCTTAATTTTTCCTGATGACCGACAATTAGAACTATCTTACTAGGGCCTTAAGAATTTTCCCCTGATTTCTATTCAGTTAATGTGTTCCGTCACAAAGAGACAAACTTAAAACGTCTTCAGAAATAACATCCTAATTGGTAGCGCACCTTAACAGTGTCTTAAACCAAAATTCGCTTGTGTGCTGTATGCTATTTTTTACCCGTTTATTATATTGCAAATATACATCTTTTATTTCAATCTAACAAATCTTTTTCAAAGAACTTTTAATCTAATTTTAGTGGTGTGTTAGACTTAGGTATTTCCTTAATCTTTTCAATACTTCCATCAGGAAATAATTTAACAACCCAACCATTCAACGCAATAACATTATAGCCCATGATTTTCATAGCTTCATCAGCAGCCCTCGCTGTTGCTTCACCCACAATTCTTTCCAATTCACTAATTGGTAAGTCTTCTAACTCCATGTCATTTCCATTTTTGTGGTACTCCTCGGTTCCGAGCCGAGTCCCCCAGATTTTCAGTCTGATGCTTCTACCAAGTTAGCTTGAGTACCATATGATGTTTGTTATTCTATGATTAAATAGAACAGCCTCGGTGGACAAACATCTTAAACCACACCTGTGGAGGTTAGCGAGAACGATTCGCTCTGATTTCTGCATTGCAAGTGCAGTGACCACTCCTATGCAGTCCCAACCCCCAAATCATAATTTTTTGCTTTTCTGCCCATGCCAGACTCGAACTGGTATAGATGGAGACTCGCACTCCCTTCTCACTTATGTCCTACTACCATTCGGACAGATTTTAATCCTGTGGAGGTAGTGGAACTCGAATCCACAACCTCATGCTTGCAAAGCACGTGCTCATCCACTAGAGCTTTACCCCCATGTGAAGATTCCACTCAATGTATATCTTCAACCCATTTCGTGGCGAGAATAAGATTCGAACTTATAATGTTTTTATCTGCCGTACCTATCTTTATCAAGATAATTCCCAAATTCCAGTATGGGAGTTTTCTCGCCGTTTTTAATTAGACACCATCCAAGTCATGCTCTGGTTGTTCTAATTTGTGGGTAGGGGTGGAATCGAACCACCTACGCAGGGGCTTTCTCCCCTCGCTCTACCATGTGAGCTACACTACCCGTTAGCGTTCCCTTTAATGGGTTCCAGTGAGGAACCGTCCTTAGCTACGGGACAAAGGGAACAAAACTGTTATTATCTTATCGGTAAACTTGATAATATCAGAAAAGTCTTATTGTGGTGAAATTACCGTTTCACGTACAACAGTACTTTTTTTGCGGTCTATACGGGAATCGAACCCGTCTCCCTGGATTGACAATCCAGTAGCCACACCATGCCACATCCATAGACCAGTTTCACATTTTTTTTAGAGTTGTGATTCTCTACTGCGGAAAATTAAGATTCGAACTTATAATGATTCGTGCAGTACTTATCTTTGTCAAGATAGTTCCTATCCCTAGGAATCTTTTCCGTGCGGATGGTACGGAATTCGAATCCGCAATCTCTCCCGTGACAGGGGAGCGTCATACACCAATATGCTGACCATCCGTGAAATAAAAAACCCTTAACTTTTTGGGTTAAGGGCTTCGTTTAATCTCTCTTACAAGTAACGACATTACCTTAACCTCTGGGTACCAAAATCGGCCTCAGCTGCTTCAATGTTAAAATCAAATATGTTGTTTACTTGTATCATTATCTTTTTGTTTATGGGTTTCCCCGTTAATTATAAATATATCACTTTTTTAAAAAGTGTAAAGTCTTAAAAAAAATAAATTTGATATAGAGGCTGATATATATTTCACTATCAATTTAAATGTGGAGGATTTTCCAATCTCACTTCCCTCACATACCGCTATAGCCGATTGGACCTAAGCTTTTTCAAATTTAAAAATTTATTCGTACTTACCCCTTGCTCCGTCATGATACTATCCAAACCTATTTCTCGATTAAATAGGAACCTAATAAGTAAAATATTTTAAAGAACTTTTTAATAGAATGCAAATATACAAAGTTATTTTTAATCTACCAAATTTATTTTTTTTTGCACAGGGGGAGATTAACGAAATCTCGACCTATGGGGTTTAGTAAACTGTTCTAATTATACTAAACCCATCGCTCTTCAACTGAGCTACCCCTGTATATAACACACCAAAACTTCATTTAAGTAAGTTCTGAAAGTTTTTAAATTGTTGTGGAATTTTGAACCTTGACTATTGAAGATTGATAAGATTGAATCTTGAATTTTGAATACAATATCAATATCGCCAGTATATGTCATTAGATTTCTCTAATAAGGTATCAAAAAATAACAAAAAATCCGTAATGATGTGTTAATTATTTTTAGATTTCAATCGTTGTATTTGTATTGAAATCGTCAATAGCATCTTGAATGCTAACGATTAACGCTTCAATTCTTGTAATCTCAGCTTTTTTATCTGCCTCAGAAATTGCCGCTTCAAAAGTTCTTGTTACCAAGCCAGAACCATATTGATTTTCTTTAACAACACCAGATTTAGTGTTAAGGCTTTTTACCCTAGACAACAAATTCTTCAACTCCCCTAATTCAAATATCTTAGACCTTATCGGTGCTGACGCTTCATGAATTTTTGTTTTTAACTCAATCAATGAACCCATCAATGTTTTCACATCTTCGTACCTTTCTTTAGCATCAAGGATTTTTGTTTCATCAACATCCTTAGAGTTGTTAAACATAACTTCGCTTGTTGCTGTGTTATAATCTTCAACCGCTTTATTCTTTAACTTCAAAGCTTTCGCTAAACTAACTGTTATCATATTGTTTTATTAAGAGTGCAAATATACGAACTATTTTTTAACTATGCAACTTTTTTTTAAGAAACTTTGAAATCATGTTCTATGTCATGTTGTTCCTTCAAAATTTTCATGATTTCAGACCATGGCGGTAGTCCACCAACTTGTTTATCATCAATGTAAATATCGGCTGATATTTTTCTTGTATTATTACCATAGTGTCTAATCATTTCTGGATGATGTTCATTTACTATATGATGTTTAATACCATGCTTAGCCAAAAATTCACGACATAAATCTAACGATTCATCCATCCTACAAGTCCAAATTATTATGTAATGCCCAGCATCGTACAAAGCATTTACCGCTTCTTTTGCATGTTCAATTAATTCACCACATTCAGGATATGATTTGGTGGCAAGAGTTCCATCAAAATCACACGATATAATTTTCTTATTCTCAGCCAAAAAAATTCTTTATTCATAATATTCAGTTTTATAAACCCATTTAAAATTACCTGCTTTATTTTTCTTTTTTTTCAAACAAGCGGCTATATTACTAGCCCAAATTTTTAATTCATTAGATGCAGTCTTAGCTGATTCCCATTCTTTAATAAAATTATTATCTAAATCTAACTGTATTATTGGTATCATTAACTTTTTTCGCATTTCTAATATAGCCTCATCAGAATTCCTAACACCTTTCCTATGTGAAACATGGTTTTCACACCATATCTTCATAGACTTTGATTTTTTATCTTTTACATGATTTGGCATTTTTTTACCATATTGCCAATGATTTTCACCACCCTGAGCTTCACTTTTAATATTGTTTCGCCATTCTGGATGTTTTAAACCTAAATTAGCTAGTCTAACTCTTTCTTTAGTTTCAGCTCTACGTTTTACACCTAATGAATTACCAGCTATTTTACAGATATTATATTCATTAGGCGTATTATCTAACCACCATTGTTCTCTAGGTATTAATAATTCTTTAGTTTCAACATTTTCTAAAATAATAAATTCAAAATTATCTTCACCATATTTATCCCAAGCTCGTTGTAATAAAATTGAATGATGTTCTTTTTTTCTTAATTGACTTAAATGTCTTCTTTTTCTATCATAGAAATTTATAGCGGAACCAATATACCTATAATTAGTTACTTTATTTAAAATTGCATATATTACTTTCATAATATATAAATATCAGTAAATTTAAAAAAAGTCTAATTTTTAGAGTTATTCATCAAAATCTACACCAATAATCTTCTTATTATCTGGTATAAAAAATTCTTTTTGTTTACTCATAATGCAAATATACCAACTAAATAAAGAACTTGCAACTATTTTTTCATCAGAATTTTAAATTTAGCTTTATTTAATAATTCAATTAGTATTTGCCCATGACAAACATAAGGTATTGGAAACGAACCATCTGTTATACAAAAACAACCAAGAACCTTATTATCCAATTCTAAAATTTTGGACATTAATTCTTGGTTGTTAGTTATATATTCACGGTATTTTTCTAAAGCCTCGGCCCTATTACTGACTACATGCTCAGCTAATGTTTCCTTGTCTGAAATATGTGTAAAAGGATTCCCCCAAATACTAGGACGGCCAATATAAACATCGTATGGTTCATTATTACAATGAACTAATCTACTCATTTTAAATTATTTAATTACCAATCTTCATCTTCATCCTCATCTTCTGTATCATCACCATAATCACTCGAATCATCATCACCATCTAATACAGTTTTTAGATATTCTTCACCAATAAAGATACCAAATTGACCATCAAATAATTTCTTTAATGATTGGTATTCTTCATTACTAATTAATTTAATTTCAATTCTGGATAAAAAATCTTCACCGTTAGCGTATGATAAACATTCGGTATTTGCATGATAATCAAAATTGAAGGTAATACTATTTGCGATTTCTTCAAAGCTCTCAACTTCTCTTTCGGTCATCAATCTAAACCCATTCACATCAAATTCATCATTATGATTGTCAGAAAAAATTACTAAATACTTAGCCATATATAAATTTTATTATAAATATATAACAAAATTCGATAGATTAAATATTATTTATAATTTATCCAAAAATTCTTCCAGTGTAATTGGTGTTATGAGCTTTTGCTTTATTAAGTCAACCTCTTTAAGCGCATGATATACGCTTATTACAAGCCTGTGCTTAAAATGCATGTTATCTACCCAATGAGTGCTTTTAGTTGCAGCCTTGAGCCTGATAACATGCTTTTTTAGTTTATCCATAGTTACGCATTTAATAACTTCAAGAAGTTCTCTTTTTCTAATCTATCAATTGTATCACCAAGCTCTTTACTTGGCTTAAGATTGAATTGCTGCATAACTTCCTCACCCGACACACTTAACTCAAAGTTCAAAAATGCATTGATTAACTTGTTATCTAACTTCTCCCTGTTGGCAAAAGCTATAATTTGATGCCTAGATATTGGCGCATTCTTTTCTTGTCGCTTTAACGCTACTGCATTATCAACGCTTAAGTGTAATAAATTCAAGAGAAATATAACAGCCTTTATCTCGTTAACTGGATATTTCAAATTATTTAACCCCTTATTAATAGCGGCACTTGAATTACCCTTCAACAACACAGCTAATTGTAAAATAACGTTCTTATCATCTAAGAACTCTTTATTTACATGTAAACCTTTAAAGATAAAGTTGAACAATTGGTATCTATCCAATAACTCAAGAAAATGCTTTACAGATTTAGCTGATTTAATCCCCTTGATAAATTCATCCCTAATTCTCTCACCAGAAACTTCACCAAGACTGGCATCCCTCTTTAATGCTGCGTCAATATCGGCATCCAAATCAGAACCAAATCTAGCGGCAAACCTAATTGCTCTAAGTATTCTTAGCTTATCCTCATTAAATCTATCAACTGGGTGACCAACAGTTCTTACAATACCCTTTTTTAAGTCAGAGACACCGTTAACCAAATCAACAATTTGATGTTTATCAATATCGTAGAATAAAGCGTTAATAGTTAAGTCCCTACGCTTAACATCAGTTTCAATGTTGGTAAATGAAACAGAATCTGGCCTTCTACCGTCTCCAGTAGAAAGACTTCTAATATATGTATCAAATTCATTAGGAAAAAATTCTCTTGCTATTTCAATCCAATGTTTCATAATTATTTTTTAAAATTAAAAATTTTATTTTTAAATTCTTCAGCCTTAATATAATCTTCTTCAATTATACAAATTGCTAAACGATTATAAAGGTACCTCAAACTAAAATTGGGTATTAAGTTAATTAAATTTTCATTTAATTCAGTTAAATTTTTAAAAGTGTTAAGTGCTATTTGAGCATTTATTTCACCATTGATTAAATTACGATTAGCATAAAAATTTATAATATTATTTCTATGGATATTAATATCACCATAAAATCTAAGTTTATTCCAAATTATGCATTTTTCTAAATACTCATTGCTAATTTCCATTTAAAACCTCCACATTTATTTCTATTACCATTAATCACTGACCAGATATTACCTTGACTTAACTTTAATTCTTTAGCCGCAGCACTTGCACTAACCCATTCTTTAATAAAATCACCATCCTTTGTTAATTGAATTACTGGTGTGGCATTCCAACTTAAAGTACCTTTTTTAGTTTCAGATATTTGTTTTTTTGTTGCGTTAGTATGTTTATTTCCAGTATTTCGACCAACTTTACCTATCAAAGAATCACTAATTTTTTTTCTAGCTTCTTTAGACATTTTTTTACCTAAACTACTAACACTTAAATTGTGTCTATGTTCTGTACTTTTTATTAATCCTGTTATACCGTCACCACCATCAGTTAGATTTGTAAGTGGACCACAACCTAAATCATATCGACCTATTATCCTTATTAATTTTTTTTCTAAATCAAAAGCGTCATGTTCAAAAATATTTACACTAATTTTTAATATAATTGGTGCTAAACCTAGCGATAATATTTTTTTAATTTTATTATTTTTAAAAGACGATTCTTTCAATGAAGATTCTCGTAGATGCTCATTACATCTATTCTTATAACCTTTACCAATATAAAAAGGTTCAAAATCAAAAACATATTCCCCATAAATAAAATTACCACTTTTTCTTGGGTCCAAATAAGCATAAACATAAAATTTAGATTCATTCATAATATCCATTTAATAATAAATATTATGAATTACTCTAAAAGTCGCTATTTCATTAAATAGTTTTGAAATTGCTCAAACCTGTCATAATTTACTGACTTTAAATATTCTTTAAAATCTTCTAATGATGGTTCCTTAGTTATAAAGTTATCTGACCTAAATGTTGCTATTTCATATTCACCAGTTTCAGTAAAGACGTTGATAACGCCAAATGACTTACCAGTTCCAAGAGTTCTAAAACCAGCAGCTTGCATTATACGTTCAACCACATCGGGTACCGCATCAGTAGCTAAGTCAAAATCTTTTGGCTTTTTACCCAATACAGCATCACGTACCGCACCACCAACAACAAAAAGGTCGTACTTATTATTTTTAAATACATCCTTGATTTGAAGTATATCGGCAGGTAAGTCCATACTGAATGGGAGCCTACTCTCATTCAATAATTCTTCCCTAAGTTTTTCCTTAATCAACTGTTTCATTTTGCAAATATACGGAAAAATCTTTAACCTCGCTTAAAAAATTGAATTTTATTATACATTGCTTCCCTTTTTACAAAAATTGGTGAAGCTGGGAAGGCTTTTTTAATCCAAGCATTCATTTGTTGAATAAGTTTATCAGAAACTTGGTTATTTGTTGTTGTATATGAATTACTAAAACCACCATTAAACGGCATTAAATGAAACCCCTTAATAACTTTGTCTTTGATATACAAATCGGTATCATCAAACGCTTCACTTATTACTTTTTTCTTTAATGATTCAAATAATGATAATTGATTAGGGTCAACGTATGGTCTATCGCTTTGAGGTTCTTGATAATCATAATCATTCGGGTTATGGTCTAATAATGATATATCAACACCAATATGCTTTAGATAACCAAATGGGTTTTCAATACCGATGCTTTCTAGTGGAACATTTGTTGATGCATAAACTTCATCAGTATCTGGTAAAATTACCATCATAAATTTAGCGTCATCACTATCTTGATGAAAATCAAATACAACATAAACATAACCGTGTGGCGCATATTGTTCCCAATAACTATATGAGTTTGGTCTTGCAAAACACCACATTGACATTGTACCAATTCTTTGCATTGAATCAGCGTCATTAACTTTAACAACTAAAATATTATTGCTATCTTCTATAATTTCAGCATCAAGATATTGAATTGCTTCAATTAAATCGTCTTTATCTTCACCATCACTCATCATATTAAATGCATGTTGGAAATGTTCACCAACCTCAATCATTTGATTAAGTGTGTTATTACTAGCAAAGATTTTATTTAATACTTGCTGGCCCTTCTCAGTATTAGGAATGGTTTTTAGAATTGCATTTAATTGAGTCAATTTTTCATCTAATTCTTTAAAAATATACTCACGTTCACCAACAATTTTAGTTATACGTTTTAAATTTCTTGCGGCTATTGAAGGTAATTTTCGGTATTCTTTAACTAACTGTTCACGCTCCATTAATATCGCATATAATGTAATAATATGCTTATCATTAGATTGAGTTTCACCATAATCAACTAAATTATATTTTACAGGGAATAAGTTTTTATCATAATTAATTAATTCATTGTAAAATCTTTTCATTATTCTTATCTCACCATCGTAATTATTAGGTTTTTCTCTTCCTTTAGTAAAATAGTACCATAAATCGGCAACTAACCTTGTATAATTATCCCCATGTGTTATACTTAAAATTATTTCACGAACTTCTGGTGATAATACACCAGTATTAAAGTATAACTTATCCGCTTGTTGTATGTTTTCGTTTAACTTTGGTGTATTATCATGCCCACATTTATGACACTTATACATTTCTTCCTTAGTAGATTCAGATTGCTTCCAATGCCATCCGCATTCTTTACACTTTATTGTCTTATCAAGACCTTCCCTTAAAACTAGTCTTATATTTGATTCCATCAAGATATTTTATAATAAATATCCCAACTTCTCCACTTCTTTCAATGCTTTTTGAAATCTTTCTTCATAATTATCCCCAGTAATTAAGACATATTCACGGCCCCTTACATCAAGTTCGTGTATAATTGTTGCCAAATGTTCCTCACGACCTTCTGGAAAGTCTCTTGTACCATCATCAACCCAAGGAACATCAACATTCAAAACTAAACATAAATCAAATTTCTGTTTATTGATTATCTCATTGATATACTTTGATTCACATTCACCAAGGTACATGTCACCAAATATCTTGGTTGTTATCGCTTCAGTATCAATAAAAAGAAGCTTACAAGGTTCAGCTTTTTCAATATGTTGATTATGCCAATGCGCAATCGCTTCAAAATCAAAAATTTGAAGATTATCAGTGCCTGTAAGTTCAGTATATGTTCTACCAAACTCCTCAATATAGTTTGTATTGAAATGTTCTGCCAGTTTCTTAATCATCGTTGATTTACCAACAGATTCAGGTCCCATAATTACAACCTTTTTCATAAAGTATTTTTTTACATTGTTATCAATTAAATCCCAATTATCAAACGGATTAGTTCTTACCGCCGTTCCTGATACTGGATATGTTTTTCTTTCTTTATCGACTAATACATGCTTTACACCTAAGTATTTAGCAAATTCATCACCATATTCCTCAGATGTAAAAACTACATCAAGCTCTTTAATACAACGATATACACTTGGAACCCAATAGTTGTTATAGAACTCGTCAACGCTGGCACACTCTGGTGGGTGTTGAGGGTTTTCATCAGTACAATGAATTACATCAACATTAGGATTATCCTTATATGTATCTCTAACCCATTCATACCTTAATTTACCATCAATGGTTTCACATTTTAATGAGCAAACCATTACATGGACAACTTCACATTGTTCTAATGCGCTATCTATAAGGTATTTATGGCCACTATGAAATGGGTAAAGTTTACCTAACACTAAACCATTTTTAAATTTCTTTTCCATTAGTATATGTCGTCTGAATATAAAGTTTTCTTGTTTTCACTAATCTGACCAGCTTCAAAAGCAATAATAGCCCCTTCTCCCCGATTAACAAATCTATTTTTAGACGTTAGGAAGCCTTGTTCGTATTCACCAACTTCTGGTAAAACACTTCTTAACCCCGTAAGTGATGTCATTGACCACATGCAATTGTTATGCCTAAACCCACAACTAACATAACCTTTATCACAATTTATTGGTCTGTTTTCGAATTGATAATTCTCCTTTAATGGTAATTCCTTATACCATATTGCGGCGCATAAAACGTATTCTTTCTTATCTATCATAACTATAGTTTATTATGTAATTTACTCCAATATTTACAACAGAA